AGGTGCAAACCTTAGAGGCGCAAATCTTATAGGTGCATACCTTGTAGACGCAGATCTTAGAAGCGCAGACCTTGTAGACGCAGACCTTAAAGGTGCAAACCTTAGAGGCGCAAAAGGATTATCCAAATTACCATATCAATTACAGACTTGTCCTCGTTCTGGAGATTTTGAAGCATGGAAAAAAGGCATGGATAATCATATCATCAAGCTCAAAATCCCATGGTTTGCACGAAGGACAGCCAATATGCGCAATCGAAAATGCCGTGCAGAATTGGCGTTGGTCACAGCAATTTATGATTCCAAAGGAAAATCTGTCTACGAATGCCAAAACGGAACTTATAGCCGACGAATTACATATAGAGTTGGTAGGTTTGTACATAGTCGAAACTATGATGCAAGCTGGTTGGTTGATTGTTCTAATGGTATTCATTTTTTCATGACAAAAGAAGAAGCAGAAAATTGGGATTATTGAAAGAAAAAGGAACAGAATGAAAATACTAATCACCGGCGGGGCAGGTTTTATTGGTTCCCATTTGGCAGACTGCCTGCTGAGAAAAGGAGAAGAGGTTTTTGTAGTTGACAATCTTTCTACAGGTTCTTTGGAGAACATTGAACATCTTCAATGGAACCCCCAACTCCATTTTGAACTAGATACTATTTTCCATAAGAAAGTAGTAGACAGATTAATCTCCAGATGCGATCAGATCTACCATCTTGCCGCTGCAGTTGGAGTAAAACTCATTATGGAAAGGCCTGTGGAGAGTCTGGAAACTAATGTCAAAGGGACAGAGATAGTTCTAAAGTTGGCTCACAAATATAGTAAGAAAGTACTAATCGCTTCAACTTCAGAGGTGTATGGCAAAGCCGGAAGCTCTATTCAATCTCTGACTGAGGGTACTGACCGACTAATGGGTTCTACAACCAAACGCAGGTGGGCATATGCTTGCTCTAAAGCATTTGACGAGTTTCTCGCCTTGGCCTATTACGAGGAGAAAGGATTACCAATTGTTATTGTTCGCCTGTTCAATACAGCTGGACCAAGACAAACCGATCAGTACGGGATGGTGGTTCCTAACTTTGTACAAAGAGCTCTCGCTGACGAGCCCATCATTGTCCATGGTGATGGATCCCAAACCAGAAGTTTTACATATGTTGAAGATGTTGTTAATGCCCTAGTAAAACTCATGGCCGAGTCAAAAGCCGAAGGACAGATTTTTAACATAGGAAGTGAGAAGGAGGTGAGTATCAAAGAACTCGCTTTACTGGTTAAGGAAATAGTTGGTAGTGAAAGTGAAATTGAGTATGTTCCCTACAAGCAGATTTATGGTTTGGGTTTTGAGGATATGGATCGTCGTTGTCCAGACATTACAAAGATCAGGGAGGTGATAGATTTTCAACCAAGTACAAGTTTACGAGAAATTATACAAAGCGTTATTGATTATTACAAAAGGTGACTACTCCATCAGCTAAAGGAGTTGTGAACATGGCAACCAAAGCCCATTATTAGAAAAGAGGATTAAAATGCTAAAATACTTATTTCTTGTTCTATTTCTATTCACAATAGTATTCGAACAAGGACAAACCATTAAGTATAACTCTCTATTGCAAAGATATGATTGTCGAGATCAATACAGAAACTCATCTGGATACATAAAGCAGAATGAGCTTCTAAAGCGTTTCGACGTCTATGACAAATATGGCAACAGAAAGGGTTCTTGGAAGAAAAATAAGTTGTTAGATCAATGGGAATACAAAGAAAAGTGACTTAAAAAGGAGGTGTAGTAAAATGAGTGGTTGGTTAGAAAATATACAAAAGATCATTGACTTGAGTTCTGAAAAACAAAAGGAGGATAGTATACTGATGAAAAAATTGATTTTATCTTTATTCGTTTTGTGTTTTGTTTGTTCTTGCACTATTTGGCAACCTATTTGCCGACACGATGCTGTTTATGCAGCTATTGTAGTTGGAGAAAAATATCCTGTTCGTTTTGTCTGTGGTGAATACAAAACACAAAAGCATGTCCGAGCACAGGCTTTGATAAATGGAAAGTGGTTGTTTATTGAACCTGTTGGAAAAGGGGGTATCAGAATTGGGAAAATAGATCCTTGGTTTAGACCTACCAAATTCTATACTTTCCGAGAGTACATAGAAAGAATTGAAAAGAACATAATAAAGATTGATACACGATATTAATTCTAAAAGAAACGAAAGGAGGATTTAAAATGAAAAAGGAGTACAAATCAATTACAAAGCAGCTAATCATGGTCACTTTTTTGACCGTCATTTTTAGTGGGTTCGTGTGTAGTTGGTGCTCCGCCCAAACAGAACAATGGATGAGTCTTAAAGGTAAAAGAGTGGTCATTCAATACAAAAGTGAACAAGATCTTATTAAGTTCGCAGAGAGATTAAATACTACTAAAGAAGTTCTTCTGATGGTAGTTGATAACTATCTTAATAGCACCCAAAGTATCCTGGGAATGTATAGACTTTCGAAAGGAATAAAAATTAAGATTTATACATATCAGTACGAAACTGACAAAGCATGGGAGCAAACGGGAGCAAAAGGAAAGCCTCCTATAGCATTTTATGTGCATAAAATAAGAACGATTTATATGTCATGTCAAAATGCAAGGATAGGCGTCCTGGTCCATGAAATGGCTCATGCTATTATTAGAAGTTACTTCGTTGTAAAAGTACCAAGGGAAACTTCAGAAATTTTAGCAAGATATGTTGAGAGAAAATTTAGTGAATTGTAAACCTAAAAGAAAGGAGGCAACAAAATATACAAATATGACTCAAAATTAGCTTGGGAGGTATGTCGGGTGGTGGGATTTAATTTTAGTATAAAACCGCTAAAAGTTATGCAGCACAAAGGAATAGTATACGTAGCAGGCACAGCTTTAACACTAGACGAAGCACTGGACTTAGAAAGAGAGTGTGAGCATGCGGGTTATGTTTATACAAGACCATTTGTAAATTAATTCGACTTTGTTTATAGATTTGATAGCGAGGTGGAATAAATGGCAACTCAATTAGTGTGTAGAGTGTGTAACGTTATTTTTTTAACTCCAACATCGGTTCGTATCAAGGATTCTGTGTGTCCAAAATGCGAGAATCCATTATTTCGTTATACATCAAAGCGTGATTATGGAAAAGATGTTGAGCTTGTAGGCGGTTTTACGTTACACAAGAATCCCGGAATACTTGTCCACAATAAAAAATGAAAGGGGGTGATAGTTATGAGAGTTGAACTTTTTAATCCAGACGAAGATAAACCCGCTATTTGTTTAGTGCGTCTGGTGCCGGCATGCGATAGAATTATATTAACGGTGGTTGATGCTAAGGGTAAGTGCATGCCTCGTGGTAGGCTGCTCGGTCTTGATTCTCATGGAGTCCATTTGTACGAGCATGTTAATCCTGATTTTGGTTTAGCACTGGACGAGCGGGGTAGGTTAAAGCAGCATCCCGATGTCTAAAATAAAAAATGAAAGGGGGTGATAGTTATGATAGTTGAACTTTTTAATCCAGACGAAGTCGAACCTTCTCGCTGCTTAGTGCGTGCAATGCCGCTGCATGATGGAATTAAATTAGCAGTAGTTGATGCTGAGGGTAAGGCGCTAGCCGGTGGTAATCTACTTTTTGTTAATCCCCATGGAGTTAAGTTGTACAAGGACATTAAGATTGATTTTGGTCTGCCTTTGGACGACCTTGGTCGTTTACAGTTGGTTGGTTATCGCTAAGCGATCTACTCTGAAAGGAGGTGATCCAAGGAAGTTTGTTTCACAATAAAAAATAAAAGGAGGTACAAAATGACGAAAGAAATCAAATTTCCAGAAGTTAAAATGGTTCCGGTATTTTTTGATAGTACTTTATTTTGTGATATTGATTGTCTATGAGTATTTTCCAGCAGACTCGGAAACCCCTTATTGTGAGCCATTTGAATTTATCCTGTCCCCACAAACCACTGTTGATGCATTATATACTCTCGTTGATGTAATTACGGTTGAGGGGCTAGCTGGTAGCTGGAGGGCTGATTTTGAGATTGAGGATGCTAAGGGAAATGAAAGTAATGTAGTTAGTTCGTCCTATGTCATTACGGAATAGCTGCTGTTGACTTCCTGCCAACAAGCTCTGAAGGGGCTTGAAGCCCTTTCCAGAAAGGAGGTTTAACAATGAGACAAAAAATCATCACTGTAAAATGGTTAAACAGTATCAACGCCTGTAGTGAGGCGGTTGAAGCGTTTGCAGCCCAAAAAGAGCAAGACACCCTGAGAATATTGAAGCTGTTGATTGCGACCAAAGAGCGAGAAAAGCTCGACTGGGCGAACTGGCTGATCACGCATCTGATGACATATAAAATGTACGTATCGTATGCGGTATATGCAGCCGAACAAGTGATTGATATCTATGAAAAACAATATCCTGACGATAGCGGGCCCCACAAAGCTATCATGGCTGCCAAAAAGTGCATAAAAAGCCCTACTCGTAAAAATAAAAATGCCGCTTACAGCGCCTACTGGGCCGCCCACAGGGCTGCTGACAGGGCTGCCGACAGGGCTTACAGGACCGCCAACAGAGACGTCGACAGGGCTTACAGGGCCGCCTACAGTGCTGCCCACAGTGCCCACAGTGCTGCCAACAGCGCTCACAGTGCTGCTCACAGTGCTTATAGAGCTGCCTACAGCGCCGTCGACAGGGCCGACTTGGTCGCCGACAGGGCCTTGCAAATAAAAATTTTACGATATGGAATCAAGTTGTTGAAGAAACAAAAGTCAACTACCGTCAGTTGTAAGTAAGCCCAAGCGGCAGGCAATTCCTCTGTCGCTTGAAAACGACAGTCTCCTTGTCTGAACTTTTATGAATAGATACAAAGGAATATTCAATTGGCAAGGTGAGATTTTTACTCTATGGACACATGCGTCCTGTGAATCCAAAGCGTTTATGAATCTACTCGTTCAGTTAAAGAAACGTCTTAAGTTGAATACTTTAAGCAGGTTAAGATGTTATTTCTTAGGACAGAAAGACAACTTTAAAGTTGAGAGGAGGTAAAGGATGAGTGCTGATAATTGGACTACTTGTCCCAAATGCAAAAGAATGACCGAAAGGACAAAACAGAAGCAAATTAGTAACGTCAGAAGTGCGTATGGAAAACTACCACCAGAAAAATATGAAACCGCCCTATTTGAATCTAGGAGCCTGTCGGAGAACCCTCTTTCAGGTCTTGTCTTAAATAACTATTGCAGTTAGCTATTGAGATTGATAGTTTTGTTTTCATGAAAAATCAAACACGATTCAAACCGTACACGCCGGGGCAGTTGTTACTTCTGCCGCCAGACATGAAGGACTGGTTACCGGAAGACGATTTGGCCTATTTCATCATGGATGTGGTTGGCCAACTCAATCTTTCCGATATTTACCTGAGCTATGACGGCTCAAAGGGCGGCCAACCGCCGTTCGATCCAGAGATGATGACCAGTCTACTGCTTTATGCTTACTGTGTGGGTGTGCCCAGTTCAAGGAAAATAGAAAAGGCCACCTATGAACGGGTTCCTTTTCGTGTTCTAACTGCCGATCAACATCCTGATCACGACACTATTGCCGAGTTTCGCAAACGCCATCTTGAGGCGCTGGTCGGATTGTTTGTTCAGATTCTTAGCATCTGCCAGAAGACCGGTCTGGTCAAATTGGGTCATGTGTCTCTCGATGGTACCAAAGTCAAGGCCAACGCCTCAAAACACAAGGCCATGAGCTATGGGCGTATGGAAAAGAAGGCCCAAGAGCTTGAAGAAGAAGTCAAACGCCTTCTGAACGAAGCACAAGCCGCCGATGACGACGAAGACGACAAATACGGTAAAGGCAACCGAGGCGATGAACTTCCCAAGGAACTGCGTTTCAAACAGAGCCGTTTGGCAAAGATCAAAGAGGCGAAGGCGGCTTTGGAACAAGAAGCCAGAACCAATGCGGACGCTAAGCGACAAGCCAACCGCCGCAAGGAGGAGGTTACCGCAAAAGTCGGCCAAAAACCCAAAGGCAGAAAACCGAAAGAGCCCAGTAACGAGCCTGATTCCAAGGCCCAGCGCAACTTCACCGATCCCGATTCTCGCATCATGAAAGATGGGGCAAGTAAATCATTTGAGCAAGCCTATAATTGTCAGGCAGCCGTTGATGAGACCGCACAAATTATTGTTGCCCCAGGTGTTACTCAAGAAACCAATGATAAGCAACAAGTCAAACCACTGGTTGAATGTTTGAAAGAAAACCTCAAAGGTCACAAGCCGAACAAGATCAGCGCCGATGCTGGTTACTACAGTGAAGAAAACGTGAAATATCTGGCCAAGGAACAGATAGACGCCCATGTAGCAGTTGGTAGGCAGAAACATGGAGATACGCCCAGGCCCTGTCCTCGTAGCCGTATTCCGAAAAATGCCACCACTAAAGAACGCATGGCTCGCAAGCTACTTACAGTCAAAGGGCGGAACGTTTACAAAAAACGAAAACAGATCGTCGAACCGGTCTTCGGACAAATAAAGGAAATTCGAGGATTTCGACGATTTCTTTTGCGTGGCCTCGACAAAGTAACCGCTGAGTGGCACTTGATATGCCTAACGCATAATCTGTTGAAGCTGCACAGAAGTGGATTACTGCCAAACAGCGTGTAACAAGAGGGCCGGTGCTTTGCCTTTTATGCCGGCCCAAGGAGCCTAAAGGCAAATGATGCGGCCCGGATTCAGATGCGTCAGCGGGATTCGATCACAAATTTGTATTTTCAAAGAACAAACAGAAGTGCTTTGCCATGTTAGGCAGAGTTTTCCGACACACTCCTAGAAAACTAATAGATATCAGAGAGACTCTACGAGAAGATTATGAGTTCTATCTGAATGACGAAGGAGAGTTTTTTGTTTCCTACAAAGCAAGTTGTGATAGATGTGGATTCAAATATAGTTTTAAGCATTCAGAACAGGTTAAAACATAGTGGATAGAATTTTATCTCGGGAAGTGGTCCAGTCTAGTTAGGGCATGTAGTTTGGAGCCACGGGGTCGCAGGTTCAAATCCTGCCTTCCCGACTAAGCAGAAGTAGCCCAATTAGGTAGAGGCGATAGGCTTAGACCCCCCATGCGTTGAGAGTTTGAATCTCTCCGTCCCTACCATACAAAAAAAGGGAGAGTTGAGTAGTGTGGTGAGCTCAGCTGACTGTAAATCAGTGGCTTAGGCTTGAAGGTTCGATTCCTTCCTCTCCCACCATTTAGAAAGGAGACAAAAATGAAAAGGTATGATGTTATGGAAATTCCAAATGGAGTTTCTGGAAGATGGGAAGTTGATGAGTTTGAAGTGCCAGAAAATAGTTTAGAGAATCTTCGTATTTCTTTTAAGACTCCTGGAAGGGAAATGCCTGTTGGAAAATATAAACGACTTTGTAGAGATGGATCTGTAGTTATGAGTAATACTCCTGCTGAATGTAGAGATCATTCTTACTTTATTTATAAAGCTCATGGAAAAGTTCTTATCAATGGACTTGGTCTCGGGGTCGTCCTATCTGAAATTCTTAACAAAGAAGAAGTTACGGAAGTAGAAGTAGTAGAAAATTCCAAAGATGTTATTTCTTTAGTATGGCCCTATTTTGGAGAGGACTCAAGAGCAACATTACATCAAGCAGACGCCTTGACGTTCAAACCTGTTAAAAACAAAAGATACAATGCAGTTTGGCACGATATATGGAACAATATTTGTTCTGATAATTTGAAGGAAATGGCAATACTTCATCGAAAGTATGGTAGACGAACCAACTGGCAAGGTTCTTGGAACAAAGAAATTTGCCAGTATCATCGAGACAGAAACACGGGTTACTAAAAAAAGGAGGACTTATGAAAACAAAACTAATAACATGGAAAACATTTAGGAAGTATTGCAAACTATCATATTGGGCACATCCTTACAAGTGTCCTACCTTAGTTAAGCAAAGTAAAAATAAAGAAGAATACAAGACAGTTTGCAACTGCTCTGAAAAGAATTGTCCTGTTTGGAAAAGACTGCGAAGTGAAAGACGGACTCTAGAATATGATTCAAAAGGGAACCAACTAAACAAAGATACGAACTATCATACTACCGGATACGAAAGTCTCGTTTGTAATAAGTTGTTTACTAAGATTACAAAAGGAAGAACTACCAGATTTTTTGTAGGTAATCAAACCTGGTGGGCCAGTTTTGGTAAAGGGAATCATTTCTATAAAGAAATAACAAGTGAAAGGAAACTGTGATGAAAACAATCGGAATAGTAGGCTCCAGAAGGAGGAACACTCCAGATGATTATCAGAAAGTCCGTAATACCTTCTTTGAAATCTATGAAGAAGGTGACTGGATTTGTTCTGGTGGTTGTCCAAAAGGAGGGGATCATTTTGCTTATACTCTCGCTAAAGAAACAGGGATACCTATAGTTATTTTCTTTCCTGATTGGAAAACTTATGGTAAGGGAGCAGGATTTGTGAGGAATGGTTCCATTGCAAAAACATCAGATACCCTTATTGCTTGCATAGCAGAAGATAGGAAAGGAGGTACAGAAGATACTATTAACAAATTCCAAAAGATGAAGCCAGATAATGAAGTTATTCTAGTATAGGAAAGGAGATCTTTAACGAAAAAGACAACTAAACAGATAGAACAACAAGAGCTCGTCTTCCTATGTTATGATGCTGCCATCAAGAATCTTGAAATGGCAGAAAAAGAAAAGAAATTCATAACAAGAGCTTTAGATATAATTTCTGAGCTCTCTGATTCTCTAGACCTTGAAAATGGAGGAACAACAGCAAGACAAATTAGTGCTGTGTATAATCAAATGAAACTTCTTTTATGGAGAGGTAGTTCAGCCGATATACAGGAAGTGAAAATCAGTTTGATTGCTTTGAGGGATATGTGGAAAGAAGCAATAAAATGAAAGGAGGAAGGAAGATGAAGGAATCCATCTCAAGAGACTATTGCTATCTAATGGCTTACCACGCTGCTACTGGAAAGCTTTTCGTCTATGTAGATGATGAAAACCAATTCGATATTCCATCGGATTATAGCGTCCTCCAACAGACAATCAAGAAAGATTTGTTTGAAAAACTATCTGAGGAAGCCAAGGAAGTAATTCGCCTTGTTCTCAACACTCCCATGGAGATATTTGTATTAGCAAGATCTCCAAAAAACGGCCGTCCTCCTTTTTACATTCCAAAGAAAAAAGAGGTTCTAAATGTTCGGGTTTTGGCCGATTACCTGAGATGGGATCAAAATTTTTCTTGGAAAATAAAAAAAATTAATAAAGTATTCAAGGAGTTAAGAGCGTTTGTTGATCTTTTATGAAAAAATTTTTAAAATTTTTTGTAAAAAATTTCAGAAATAGGATATAATATAATATAATATATGGATATTGAAATACTAGATCCTGTCCATTGTAAAGTGGACAAAAAAGACATCGAATTTCTCAGACCCTGTCTCTCTTACGAGGCTTCGTACTGGAGACAAGGACAATGGAGAAGAGAAGAGAAAGTATATAGAAAATCTCTGATCTCCAAAAGTGGAGTATTCTTAACAGGGTTTCGGCAACGCATACAGGAGTACTGTGAAAGGAACAATATCGACGTTAGCTGGCACGGCTATGAAGAACGACTATCTCCCATTAAACCAAATCTTCCTGGGATAACTTTTCGGGAAGATCAGATAAAACTGATCCAGCAAGCGGTCAAAGTCCAGAGAGGAGTCATCAAAGCGCCAACAGGGTCGGGAAAGACAATTATTGCATTGGGAATTATGTCCTGTTTACCATCTTGTAAGATCCTATTCTTGGCCCACACAGTTGATCTTATAGACCAAACATATGATGAACTCAAGAAATTTGGTTTTGACGATGTTGGCAGGCTCCGAGGTGGAAAGAAGGAGTTAGGAAGAATCCTGGTTTCTACTATGCAGTCCTTCTCAAAACTAGATCCTTGGAAATCTAACAACAATAGTTATGATATAGTAATTGTCGACGAATGCTTTCCAAAAAACACTAGAATCAAAACTACAATTGGCAATAAGAAGATAGAAACCATTAAAATAGGAGATCAGGTATTCACTAAATCAGGGATTAACAAGGTAACTAATATTTTCAAGAATAACACTTCTCTTGATAATATAATTAAGCTGACATTGTCCGACAAAAGAGAGTTAATATGTACAAAAGATCACCTATTATGGGCAGATAACAAATGGTTAAAAGCCATAGATACAAAAGGGAAATTTTTGCTTGACTTTCCTCCCAATTCATTTTACAAGAAGCTTGGCATCATATCAAATGAATTGGGGGAGGAAAAAAATGGGAGGACCAAGACTACCAGAGATAACATGCCCTATCTGCAAAATAGTTTTCAAACAAAGAGCTTCTGTTCAAAGATTCTGTTCAAAATCCTGTGCTTACAAAGATCCAGAGAGAAGCAAGAGCTCCTCAATAACAATGAGGAAAACGAATCTAAAAAGGAAAGATATCATTTCAACAAGAATGAAAAAAAACAACCCCATGAACATGCCGGGCATCATAGAGAAGATGATGAACACAAAAAGGATAAATGGCACATTAAACATCTGGTTGGGAGAACGTGGAGGAAATGGAAAGCTTACAGAACCACAAATCAGGCTTTCTCTTGCCTTAGGATGGCCTACGGAATGGCCTATCCCCTTAGCTCCGGACAGACCGATATCAAAAAGAAGAAGCTATCTGGAATCTCAAGGATACCCAACTTGTTACAAAGTAGATATTGGAGACCCCAGACTGAAGATGGGAATAGAAATAGACGGGAAAGGTCACCGAGCAAAATCAGTCAAAGCAAAGGACGAAAAGAAAGAACGAAAACTAACCGAGTTAGGGTGGAAGATATTGAGATTTACAAACGAGGAAGTAATGACAAATCTTTCAAAAGTATTGTTGGAAATAAAGAAAGAAATCAAGGCTTTATAGAATTCTATGATTTAGAAGTAGAAAACGATCATAGTTATTTTGCTGAAGGAGTATTAGTTCACAACTGTCATCACATCTCCGGCTTCACCAATACCTATTCCAAGATACTAGGATCTCTTATCTCTCCTGCAAGGTTTGGTCTGACAGCGACCTTACCAGACAGGGAAGAATCGAGGCTTGCGTTAGAAGGGCATATTGGCCCTCTGATTGGAGAGTTAACAATTCAAGAGGCTGCGAGTTTAAATATCCTTGCTGTTCCTAAAATCAAGCTGGTCAAGGTTCCTTACAACTCTTCTGCGAAACAACAGAGCCGTTACCCTGATGTATATCAAAAAGGAGTAGTAGAAAACAAAGGAAGAAATCGTTTAATTCTAAAGACGGTCAGAGATCTATTAGCTCAAGGTAAAACTGTTCTTATCCTTGTTATCAAGATTCAACACGGCGAAACTCTTGTAAATATGGCCAAAGAAATTTTTGGGTTTGAGATAGTTTTCGTGCAAGGAGCTACTGAGGCTGATGTAAGAAGAGAGACACGCCATGCTATGATTGGTAAGGAGGTAAATTGTGTAGTATCTACTGCTGTATGGAAGGAAGGAATCAATATTCCCTCACTTAGTTCAGTAGTAAATGCTGCTGGGGGCAAAAGCGAGATTTCTACATTACAAGCAATCGGTAGGGGACTGAGGAAGACTGATAAGAAATCTGAGGTGCTTATTGTCGATTTCTTTGATAACTCTCATCATTATCTAATCTCTCACTTTGGAGAGAGACTATGTTTGTATATGGATCAAGGCTGGCTTTAAAACTAATCGAGTAAGGAGGCACCGCCCAACCACGAAGGAAAGACCACAGAAATCTACAACAAGGACTTAGTGATAAGTGGAGGTTATGTAGAAAATAACCCCTCTTGAAAGGAGGCTGATATGCCTACAGGATACACAGCAGTAATAGGAGATGGAATTTCATTTGAAGATTTTGTAATGAGGTGTGCTCGCGCTTTTGGTGCGTGTATTACAATGAGGGACGACCCAACAGATAAGGAAATTTCAGAATTTAAACCAAGCCCATGTTACAAAGAGAGTCTTGATAAAGCAAAAAGAGACCTCTCTAAAGTTAAGAATACAACACTTGAGGAAGCAGAAAAAAGGGCTCAACAAAAGTACGAAAAGGAAACTAAAGACAAAGAGGAAGGTATACAAAAAAACATCGAACTTCGCAGTAAGTATCAAACTATGTTGGTCAAGGTCCGGGGTTGGGAGCCTCCTTCACCTGATCATCAAGAACTCAAAGATTTTATGATTAAGCAGATTACCAATTCTATAGAATTTGATTGCTCTAACGAATACTGGCTAAACCAGAAACTAAAACTCTTGACAGGACAAGAATGGAAAGAACAAAAAATAAACAGATTATTCAAGGATATAATTTACTACAACAGCGAATGGGAAAAAGAAAAAGAACGGGTAGCTGGTAGAAACGCATGGATAAAAGCCCTGCGAGAAAGTTTAAAATAAAAATGAGTTTTTTAAAAGTTTTTTGTAAAAAATTTCAGAAATAAGATATAATATATAGGGAAAAAGATGAACGAACAAGGTCTCATTGTAAAAATGGCTTTTGGGTCTCACCTATATGGAACAAGCACCCCTGAATCTGTCTTGGACTACAAAGGTGTTTTCCTTCCTTCAAAGGAGCAGGTTCTATTGGGACAGATTCATCGTACAAACGATAGAAAAAATTTACTATGACCGTTGTATATTTTGATAAAGCTTATATGGCCCCATTATTTGGATTCCTTGAACAGTGTCAGGGTGTTGATCAGACGGACAAACATCACCCAGAAGGAGATGTGTTTAATCATTCTCTACAAGTAATGTCGTGGGCGTTTAAAGAGACAATAGACATTGATCTTATTCTTGCTGCTATGCTCCACGATATCGGTAAGAGCGAAAACAGCCTTGGCCATGAAAAGATTGCTGTTGAATGGCTTGGTTCTTATGTCAGCGTGAAGACTCTCTGGTTGATAGAACATCATATGAGAATTTGGCACCTCCTACTAGGCGAGATGCGCAGACAGAAGAAGATTCTATATCTTATCGAACATCCTTGGTTACCAGAATTAATCTTTCTTGCTCGATGGGATAAGTTAGGTAGAAATCCTAATAAACATATCAAATATGACAGAGACAAAATCATTGACAGATTAAACAAGTGTGTTGAAAAAAGATTTGAAATTCAGTGACTACTCCCAACACTAAAGCTGTTGGGCTTCTACGAATACACCGAAAGAGTATATGTCAACTACCGTCAGCTAAAGCAAGCGGCTTGTAAGTAAGCCCAAGCGGCAGGCAATTCCTCTGTCGCTTGAAAACGACAGTCTCCTTGTCTGAACTTTTATGAATTTCTACTGGGGGCTAATAATTGATTGATCTACAAACGTTTGATGTAATTACATATCTTGAAGACAGAGGAATTCAGTTCTGGACTTCCGGTAAGAACGTAACCAGCGGATGGATAAACATATCCTGTCCGTTTCCGTTTTGCCAAGAGCCCAGTAACCATCTAGGAATTTCACCTCACAGGTTCTTCAACTGTTGGGTCTGTGGAGAGAAAGGACCAGTTACAAAGCTGATCCAGCAACTAGAAGGATGTTCCTGGACAGAAGCCAACACCATAGTGTCTAAGTTTCAGGACTTCACCTTTAAACATCTAAAGAAAGAAACTCAACATCGTACGGATCCTGATCGAAATATTCTTCCTAAAGAGGCCAATGATGACTGGCCCCAACTCCATCTAGATTATCTGAAGAAAAGAGGTTTTAATCCCCCTTCTCTCATCAACAAATACAAACTAAAGGCTTGCTATACCCTTGGGAAATACAAGTTCAGAATTATTGTTCCTTTCTTCCACAAAGGAAAAATTGTAAACTTCACTGGATTAGATGTAACAAACCAAGCCAAAGAACCTTATAAACATTGTCTAAATGAAGAAGCTATTATACCAGCAAAATCGTGTCTTTACAATATAGATACAGTTGACCGTTCAGTTTTAATAGTTGAGGGAGTAACAGACGTGTGGCGGATTGGTGATGGCTGTATCGCCTCTCTCGGAATCGAATGGACAAATGCTCAGATAGGTTTACTTATAGAAAAGTCTCTGGAGCGAGTATTTGTCATGTTTGATTCCGAACCAAAAGCTGTTGCCAAAGCACATGAGCTAGGAGAGCATTTATCTGCTATCTTTCCTTCAGTAGAAGTAATCGAACTGTCCGAAGGTGACCCTTGTGATCTTGATCCTGGAACTGTCAGAAAAGTACGAAAAAATTTCCTTAGAGAAAAGCAGTAAAATGACCACTTGTTTATTTTGCGAGAAACAAGAAAAGAACTACAAACCACTGCCTGAAATAAATTACATTTGTAGCCAATGTATTCAACTTCTACTCTTTGTATCACAGGAAGAGCTCCACCGAGCCTACAACAAAGCTATACAAAAAGGATTCATTCGTAAAGCTTTGGCACTAACATCATTTATAGAAGAGGAGGAATATGTCCCAGAAGCCGGAAAGACTAGATCAAATATGGTCCGAGAAAGATCTTTGCACTCGGTTAGACCTGCCCGTCACTAAGTCAGGTCGTAGCAGACAACTATCTAACTGGATTCGTGGTGGCCTGAAGTTCGTAGAGAAGTCAGGCAGGCGATATTTCTTCGAGACGGACGTAATCGATTACTTATGGAATCGATATATCGGAGATAAGGATGGCTAAGCTACCAACCTTTTAACACCTTCTTAAGGGTGTCTTAAGGGTGTCTTAAGGGGGCTTTATTTCAGAGGGTATACCCTTGCCCTTCTTATATAGGTTTTAGGAGAAAAAATGACCAGACAAGAGTATAAAAATATGGTAAGAAATACTTTGAGATCCGATGCTTATTGGTCTGTCAATAAACAACTAACTCAAAGATTAGGAATAAGAACCGCATTGTTTTTATCTGAACTATTATTTAAGGAAGCCGGACTTGACGAAGGGAACAAAATAGAAGATGGTTGGTTCTACTATCTAAAAGAAGAAATAAAAGAGAGAACCACCCTCTCTATAAGCAAACAAGAAACTATTGTACAAAAACTCAAGAGAAAAGGATTAGTAGAAATCAAGAGAAAAGGACTACCTGCCAGACTATTCTATAGAATAAACTATAAAGGGATTACTGATGAATTGTCTAAAGAAAACCCAAAATCAAGATCTAAGAAAACCCAAGATCTTGATACCCTCAAAACCCAAGATCAAGATCTAAGAAAACTCAAGATCTATAATAATAATAAAATAAATAATAATAAAACAAATAATAATAATCTTTCTAAAGAAAGATTAGATAACAATTCGACCAAAAGGTCGAAATTGAAAGATTCTCCTATTAACTATTCTTCTTCTAGTAAAGAAATAAAGAAATGGTCTTTACAAGACACTCCTGCTAATATCCTTTCCTTATTTGATTTCTGGAAGAGCCTCAGCTGTAATGGTTCTAGACTTCATAAACCTACCCTTACTTCTAAGAGCACTCGGAGGTCGGTAGATATACTAAAGCAGGTTCTACAAGGTAAGCACGATAAGATTCCTAAGCTTACTGAAGATCAGATAAAGGATTTATTTCAACAACATGCTTTGGAGGCTTTGGATTCCTCCTATCTACCTCATGGAGGATTTAAGGATAGATTAAGATCTCTTACTTTAGGGGATTTCTTCTGGAATGACTGGTCTAAAGATGGATCCCCTCTCCAGAGTAGGTGTTTGCACCTCCTTGTAAACAAACCCAAACTATGCTCCGAGAGCGTCTGTCCTATGAAAGACGAGAACCCCAGACTAACAAATCGTGTCAGGAAGATGTATGAGAGGACACTCGGGGGACATAAACCTAAGTACGACCAACAGAAATTGAATAGATTTGTTAGAGCATCAAGAAAACTGAGCAAGTTTCATTCTAAGATTTATCGAAAGTTGGTAGTTCCGGAATCAGTTTACCATCTTGCTGACACTCTTCGTGAGGCATTGCTCGATAATTTTGATGAGATTGAGATTGGGCACTTTTGTTCCGATTATACTTATGATAAGGTCTTACCAGCGTATATGCATAAACAAGCAATGTTGAAGGAATGAAAAAGATAATAGAAGAGTTGTTAGAAACGGAAGGATTACATGAGTGATAGTATGGCCTGTCCAAAATGTTTTTCTCGTATGGTGAAAGGCTCTCGGTACTATCTTTGTATTGGTTGTGGTGAAACCACGCCTTTGCCGGTGTTGGAAGAGCCCAAAAAATTAGGGAGTAGTGGTGATGAAAAGAAAGGAGGAAGAGAATGGCTAAAATTAAATTATTGCAAAGAGTAAAAGACACTCTTACTGGTTATGAGGGAGTAGTGGTTGCCAGGACCGAATGGGCTTATGGATGTGTTAGATTAAGCGTCCAGGGTGATCTTGATAAAGATGGAAAGGTTCCAGAGCCTGCTGTGTTTGACGAACCTCAACTAAAGGTGATCAAGAAAACTAAAACAAAATCAACAAAATCAAAACATGGTTTTAGGGAAGCAGTTCAGCGCCGTCCCGCTGTTGTGAGGTAGATTGGGATGGTCCGTCTCCGTCGTAGAACAGTCGATGTTGATATTGAAAAGAAGATCATTACAGGAATGATAGTTTCTACTGAATATTGTAAAGGTGTCTTTCCTTTGTTTCGTTATGAGCATTTTACAGTGGGCTATGCAAAGCGAGTAGCCAGGTGGGTTCATGATTACTATGTTGAGTACAATGAGGCTCCTGGTAAGCATATTGAGGATATTTTCAATACAGAGAAAGAGAAGATCTCTGATGAAGAATCTAGTATTATAAATGTGTTTCTTCAACAACTATCTTCTCGATATGAGCAGGAAGAAGTTTTCAACTCTGAGTACCTTTTAGATCAGACAGTAGATTACTTTCGCAGAAGAGCTCTTATAGTGGTTTCGGCCAACATTAAGGGACTCCTTGGAACAGGGAGATTGGGTGAGGCGGAAGAACAGATTCATAGTTACAAGAAAATAGCTCGGGAGGTATCAACTTGGGTTGCTCCTTTGGACGATCTGGATTATATGGATCGTGTGATCGAAAATGCTATGGTTCCTTTATTCAGTTTCCCAGGTCAGTTGGGGGACCTAATCGGTCCTTTCTGCCGGGGCTGGCTAGTGGGGTTTATGGGGCCAATGAAAAGAGGAAAATGTCTTGCTGGCAATTCAAAAATTCTGTTGAGTAATGGGGTTGTAAAATCTATTGAAGACCTGTTTAAAGAAAGTGGGAGAGTTTTATCAGTAGTTTCTTTGAATGATCATAAGAAATTGTCCTCGAATAATGTCGAGCGAGTTATTTGTAATGGCAAGAAGGTTGTTTATTTGTTAAAAACTCGAACTGGGAGAGAAATTGAGGTTACTGAAAAACACCCCTTTCTTACTGTATCCGGGTGGAGAGAGTTTAAAGATTTATCAGTCGGAGATTTTATTGCCGTACCGAAGATATTGTCCTTTTTTGGAAGCTGTTTGTGGCCGGAGTGGAAAGTCAGAGTGTTGGCTTATTTGTTAGCTGAAGGAAGTTTGGTAGGAAATTCTTTTACATTTACGAATGGTAGTTCTTTAATTCGTTCTGATTTTGAGTCATGTATTAATATGTTTGGAGATAAGATAGTTTGGGGCGATAAAGATTTGAGAACTGGTCGAATTGTAAAAAGAGAGATGTTAAATAAGGGCGATAATAGACCTAGTTTGGTCAAGAAATGGTTTAAAGATATAGGAGGGAAAATTTGTCTATCTAAGTTTAAAGAAATCCCGAATGAGCTTTTCCGATTGAATAAGGATTGTATTAAGTTGTTTTTGTCAGTTTTGTTTGAATGTGATGGTTCTATATGGAAGGATAAAGATAGAGTTTTGATTGACTATTCTTCAGCTAGTAAAACTTTAACATATCAAGTGTTCCATTTGCTGTTGAGGTTCGGCATAGTCGGCAAAGTCAAAGAGAATCGACATAAAGAATTTAGATCATGGGAAATTATTATACAAGACAAAGAGAATCTGTTGCGTTTTTTAAATGAGATAGATTTCATGTTTGAGAAAAAAGAGAAATCTAATGTTTTTAGATTTGAAGTGGAAAAAGTAAAAACTGGTAGAGGATTTATAGATGTATTTCCTCCAGAATTTTCTGATTTTGTTAAAGTTCGTTTGGATAAATATAGGACCGAGAACGGAAGACAGAATAGAAAATGGTGGAAGCGGAAATGTCTTAGTAGTTTAGAGCAAAGCATTAGATGTAGAAATAATTTAACAAGGAACGCCGTTTCTGACATGGCTAATATACTGAGTGATGATTTATTGATAGAGTGGGTTAATTCAGATATTTTGTGGGATAAAATTATTCTGATCGAGCGAAAAGGAAAGCAAAAAGTGTATGATTTGTCTATAAGAAACAATCATAATTTTGTAGCTAATGATTTAATTGTTCACAACAGCATTTGGTTACAAGAGTTGGCTATTCGAGCTATTCAAGCTCGTTTGAAGGTGGTATTCATTAGTTTAGAGATGGGGGATAAAAGCATCTCTATGCGAATCTATAGACGACTGACGGCAAAGGGAGATAGGTCGGGCTTTTTTATCTATCCTTGTTTTGATTGTGCAAAGAATCAGGACGGCTCTTGTTCAAGAAAGGAAAGAAAAAACAATGAGCCCCTCCTGGACGAAGAAGGAGAGAGGCCTGAGTATGATCCTGCTATGACATACAGACCTTGTGTGGCATGTAAGAATAAGAAACAAAGTGATTTTGTGCCTGATGTTTGGTTTACTTCGTATGAAAAAGGAGCAATGTCTTTTGGTGGTATCACAAAGGTGGCTAAGAGTTTTGTTCGGATGTATGGGAAAAACAATCTTCGGATCAAAGCTTTTCCGGCTTATTCAGCCAACTTGTCGGACGTGATGAGGGCATTGGATAATTTGGAGTTTACTGAGGATTTTGTGCCTGATGTAATTATTATAGATTATGCTGACATTTTGGCTCCTGAGGATTCTAGGTTGTCAGGCCGTGATAGGATTGATGAGACTTGGAAGAAGCTTAAAGGATTGGCCGCTCGAAGACATTGTCTTGTGGTTACAGCGAGTCAGTCATCGAGAGCTTCGATTGAGAAGAAGTCGGTGAGTCAGATTGATACTGCTGAAGACATAAGGAAGTTGGCTCATGTAGATTTGATGCTTTCTCTTAATCAAACGAAGGAGGAGAAGCGGAGGAAGTATATGAGGATTGGTATTCTGGCTCATCGACACGTTGAATTTGATGAAGGAATCCATGCGATGGTTTTACAACAATTAAGTTTAGGCCAAACAGATCTAGGTTCTGAGATTATGAGGGGGTAGTAGGAATGAAAAAAGTAAAAGAAATTGATTTTGGTGAGTTGAAGAAGGTGGTGAGGGTTCTCAATTCTTCTGGTCTTTTAGATTTTGAAATTCCTTTTAAGGGACTGACAAGGGAGGACCAGAGAGATCTTTTTGTTGAGTCTGTTGAGAAGATTCCTGATGATGAAAAGGAGAAGATTCCATCTGAAGTCGTGAAGATTTACAATGATGTTGTTTCAGATGAGGCTTCTTGTAGTGAGTTTGGTAAAGGTTGGGATCCTGATGATGAGACTTGTTTGAGATGTGGTGAGAATTATCTAGAAGAATATCAAGAATGTAAGGAGAAATGTGAAAAATCTGTGGTTGTTAAAGATGTTGTTGGACTACCAGCAACTGTTGAAGAACTTCATTCTTTTATTTTGATTGGTAAGGAGCGTTTAAATGCACAAAAGGCTAAGATCAGGGCAATAGAAAAAGTTGATATGGCTAGTGCGGCTAAAGAGGCGGCTTTAATTGATGCTCAGGATATGGGGGAAATACTTTTGGATGCTGAGGCTAAGTTTGGGGAGATGTTATCCTTGATAAAACCCAAGCGTAAGAAGGAAAGTTCCTCTAGAGCAACTTCCCTTCCTTCGTTGCCGAAAGGTGTGACTAAGAAAGAATCTCATCAAGCTCAAGTGATTGCTAAGAGTCCTGAAGTTGTAGTTCAGATGAAGAAAAAAGCTAGAGAAAGGGGGGAAATTGTTACGAGTAGAAAAGTTTTGAAGGAGATAAAAAAGGCCGAAAAACCAAAGAAGACTAAAACAAAGAAAAGACTTGAACTTGAGAAAATATTTACGGAAGAGTTTGAGACTGCTTTTGATTTATTTTTTAATGTTATCCAAGAGGCAAAAAAGAATAAATGGGAAAAGATTTCAAAGGAGGCTGTGCGTTGTCATCTGAAAAAGATAGCTAGGATTTTATGATTTTTTGTTACTAAATACGGGCGGGAAGACTGCCTGCTTTAGCTGGCAGATGAAAGCCCGTTTGAGTCTGGGGCTACAGACTCTCGGCGTATCCGTAGAAGCCGTCTGCTTTAGCTGACGGAATAGTCACTAAACTTATCCTTGGTTATCATAAAGATGGTGGTATACTTGATCCCTTTATGGGCTCCGGTACTACTCTAATAGCTGCTAAGAAATTAGGCCATCGTGCCATTGGTATTGAGATTGAAGAAAAGTACTGTAAGATGGCGGTTAGGAGGTTGGTCCAAGATATTTTGCCATTTAGGCCATAAAGGAATGGATAATTCGAGATCAATTGGTATTGATGATTTTGGTTGTTGTGTTGAGACTTGTCCTTTTGACGTTCTCTTTTGTAACGGTTGTGGGGCGGTTTGTCAAAGCGAAAAGATTGAAGAATTCTGGTTAGGAAGGAAGAGAAGGAAGATAAAAACAACGAATGAAGATTTATGGGAGGAGGGTGAAGATGGAATTCAGGATTAAAAAAGAAATTATAGTTGAGGCGCTGACCGAAGTACAGAGTATTACGAAAAAGCATACAAGTATGTTTATTCTTTCTAATGTTTTGCTGTCAGTGGAGGGAGAAAAGATTTGTATTCGAGCTACTGATCTTGAAATAGCTTCTAAGGCATTATATGAGGCAGAGATAGAAGAAGTGGGTGAGTTGTGTGTGCCATCGAAAAAACTGTATAGTATAGTTAAAGCATTTCCTAGTGGGGTTATTTCTATGAAGGAACTTGATAACAAATGGTTGTTAATTGCAGGTGAGAAGATTGAATGTAATCTTATTGGTATGGATGTGGGGGACTTCCCGAATTTTACGGATATGGAAGACGTGGATTTGTTTGAAATTCCAGATGATATTTTGGTTAGTATGATCAAGAAAACGATTTATTCTGTCAGTGATAGTGAAGGTAGAGCTAATATTTCTGGTATTTGTTTTGAGAAATCAGAGGATAGTATTCGTATGGTATCAACCGATGGCCATAGGCTTTCTAAGATAGAGCATTCGGTTGATGGTGGATTTGTTCTGGAGAAGGGGGTGATTATTCCTAAAGATGGGGTAGTAGAGATGTTGAAAATTTTGAAATCTGGAGAGATGGTTAAGATAGGATTTAAGAATAGTAATCTTTTTGTAATGAAGGATGACAGGATACTTGCCATTAGGTTGATTGAAACTGATTTTATAGATTATGAACTAGTAGTTCCAAAAAATTTGAAGATTAAAATGAAGGTGGAGAAAAAAGCATTTTTAAATTTATTGAAACGGATGTGTATTTTTATGTCGGATAATTATTTTTCAGCTGTTTTTGTTTTAAAGAAAGACCAGTTAATGGTTACTATGGTTAATCCCGAAATAGGAGAAGTTAAAGAAAAGATAAATATTGACTATTCTGGTAAGCCGTTGGAGATAGGTTTTAATCCTAAGTATTTCTTAGATACTTTAGAATGTATGGAGAGTGAAGAAGTTGTTGTTGGGTTTGTAGGTGTAGATAATCCATGTACGGTTAAGGGTAATTCAGATCCTGGATTTTTATCTGTGATAATGTCATGCAGAAAGCAATAGCAGTTTGGGATAGGAAAAGAGTTGCTCCTAAAAGCAAATCTGTTTTTGTTTTGATGTCTGATGGTCAGTTTTGGGCCGTTGAACCCGAGAGAGAACTTATGGGGAAGGACAGAGAAGACTAGAGAGTTTATTAAATACGTGCGGGGAGACTGCCTGCTTTAGCTGGCAGATGAAAGCCCGTTTGAGTCTGGGGCTACAGACTTTCGGTGTATCCGTAGAAGCCGTCTGCTTTAGCTGACGGAGTAGTCACGAGTAATTCAATTACTTTTAGAACAAATAGGAAAACAATTGATTTTAAAGAGGTAGTTGATGAGTATGGTTGGATTGAGGAAGTAGAGGATAAAATGTTTAAGAAAAGTGGAACTATGGTTAGATCAGTTATAGTTGTGATGGATAAAGATGATGATTAAATCTGTAATCGTTATTGTTGAATTTAAAAAGGTAAAATGAAATGAAACAAAGACCTCTCAGAAAAATTAATGTGGAACTAGATGGGTCTTTTAAGGCAAGGAAGGGATTTTTTCCACAGAAACAAATTAGTCTGATCAAGGAATTTGCTCAGATTGAACAAGATAAATCCTGTGAGATCTGTGGTCTATATAAGGGTTGCAACTCCCCGAAGATGAACTACACAGGTGGTGGTGAGAAAGGAGTTCTTATCATTGCTGAGGCTCCTGGCAAGAAGGAAGATGAGAAAGGAGTACAGTTAATAGGAGATGCGGGTCAGTTGTTTCGTAAGAAGTTAAAACTCTTTGATTTGGATCTAGATAGAGACTTTTGGAAACTAAATGCAGTGAACTGTAGAACCCCGGATAATCGCAAACCTACAAGAAGAGAGATGAAATGTTGTAAACCTAGGATAGATAAAGCTATCAGAGAATTGAATCCTAAATTCATATGGCTTATGGGGGGAGCAGCAGTAGAATCTTTCTATATGGATAGGTTCAGTGGATTAGGGATTACAAGATGGAGAGGAAGATGTATTCCTGATAGAGATACTGGAGCATGGATTGTTCCTATGTTCCATAGTTCTTTTCTGCTTAGGTCAGGTGAGGATGAAAATCTCGACTCTGTTTTTACGAGGGATCTAAAACGAGCGGTTTCTTATTTATCCAGAGAGCCCTTTTCCTTTGAGGACGAAACTAAGCAAGTTAGGGTTCTTACTTCTTTTGAGGACGTTGAGAAACTGTTGCAAGAAATACTTTCGCGGAAAGATCTTGTTACTTTTGATTATGAAACTTCAGGTCTAAAACCGTATCGTCCTGGGCATAAGATATGGACTATTGGATTGACTTCCGATAAATTGTATCCGGCTTCTTTCTCTTTTCCTTATCAGTATCCTCATTGGTCTCCACAGGAATTTCGTAGATTAAAACGTCTCTGGAGGAGGGTGTTGAGAGAGTGCTCGTTAGTTGCCCAGAATTTGAAGTTTGAGGATATGTGGTCTAGGATGATAGTAGGGCAGATTCTAGTGAATTGGGTTTGGGATACAATGGTATCATCACATGTATTGGATGATCGTTCTGGGGTTACGGGACTTAAGTTTCAGGCTTATGTTCGTTGGGGGGCGCTAGCGTATGATGAAGCTGTGAAGTTGTTTATAAAAGTAAAACCTGGAAAAGATTTCAATACTTTAGATTCCGTTCCTTTGGATGAGCTCTGTCTTTATAATGGGTTGGATGCTTTATTTACTTATCGTTTGTATTTGGAACAAAAGGAGGAGCTCCAAAAAAAAAGAGGTTTGTTAAAGGCCTACGAGTTGTTCCATGAAGGTCTTCTTACTTTTTCTGATATTCAAGCTGCAGGTGTAGGAATCAATGAAAATCATTTTGAGCAAGAACATAAAGATTTAACTATTGAGATAGATACTCTTGAGAAAGAGTTAGAGGAGAGTAAAGAGTCGAAATTGTTTAGGAGAAAGTATGATATCTCTTTGAAACTTGGTTCTAGTGACCATTTGAGAAAATTATTTTTTACTGTTTTAGGTTTGAAGCCTCAGAAATTGACAACGTCTAAGAAGAACGTTTCAGTTGATCATGATGTGTTGGTGGGTATAGGTTCTTCTTTTACAAGGAAACTTTTAAGATTGAGAAAATTGTTAAAGGTTAGGGACACTTATCTTGCTCAGATTAGGAAAGAAGTAGTTAATGGAAGGATCCACCCTTTCTTTGATTTACATACAGCGAGAAGTTTCAGATCGAGTAGTTCCTCTCCGAATCTTCAGAATATTCCTGTTAGGGATGAAGAGGCAAGGAGGGCGGTTAGAAAGGGAATTATTCCGAGTCCAGGGAACAAGTTGATAGAGTGGGACTATTGTTTAGCGGAAGGAACTTCTGTAGAAGTTGTAGGGGGATGCAGAAATATAGAAGATATTGTAGAAGAATGTGATAGTGAGGATATCTATGTTTATTGTTATGATCAGAAAGAGAAAAGAATAGGCATGTCTAAGGTGATTCGTGGCGGATTGACGGGCAGAAATGTTATAGTTTGGAAGGCAATTTTAGATAATGGTAAGGAGATTTTGGCGACCCCAGACCATCAGTTTATGTTAAGAAATGGTGAGTATAGGAAGTTAAGGAATCTGGTTGCTGGTGATTCTTTAATGCCTTTGTATAAGAAAGTGGAAGGGACAGGAAATGATTCTCCTAACTATGTGAGGGTTTATCTAAATAATGGTACGAGTATTTTAGAACATAATCTTGTGGCTTTGGATATATTTGGAGTGACTATTGCAGGGAGTAAACTAGTAGTTCATCATAAGGACGGAAATGGGATAAACAATAGATTATCTAATTTGGAAGTAATGGATAGAAGCGAATATATGTCTATTCATACTAAGCAGAGTTGGGTTCAGCCTAAGAAGAAAAGAACGTTTAGTTGGCATAAATCCAAGGAATATAGTCGAAAGTTGAGTGAAAGTAAGAAAGAATATTGGAGAAAGTGGAGAGAAAAGAAAAGACAAGATACTTTGAATCATGAAATAGTTTCCGTTCAGTTTTATGGGTATAGAGATGTTTACAATATTGAGGTTGAGGATTGTCATAATTTTGCTCTTGAGGCGGGGATTATTGTTAAGAATAGTGGCATCGAAGTCTGCATAGCTTGCTGCTATACGAAGGATCCTGTTCTTGTGGCCTATATAAATGACCCTGCGTCGGATATGCATAGAGACCTGGCAACGGAGCTTTTTGGTCTTACTAACAATCAAGTGACAAAGGACCTGAGATTTTATGCTAAGAATGGGTTTGTGTTCCCTGAATTTTATGGTAGTTACTACGAAGCTTGTGCTGCTAGTTTGTGGGAAACCTGTGCGGGGCTTGAAACTACTGATGGAGTAAAGATACGTGAGCATCTTAGGAGTGTAGGTATTACCGGAAAGAGGAGGAATTCATACTCCGAGTTTGAAAGCCATGTTAAAGATGTGGAGACTGCTTTTTGGGAAAAGTTTGGTGTCTTTAAGGAATGGCAGGAGGCGATGATTGACTTTTATCACAGACGGGGATATGTCGAGTTGTTTCATGGCCACCGTAGAGGAGGATTTCTGAGGAAAAATGAGATTATCAACACACCTTTTCAGGGAACAGCGTTTCACTGTCTTTTATGGTCTTTGAATCGTTTAAATGCCTTAAGAAAGTTTGAACAATGGAGGACTAAGATTGTTGGTCAGATCCATGATAGTGGTTTGTATGATCAGTTTCCGAGTGAGCAGCAGCATGTAGTTGATACTACTCATCGAGTTGCTTGTAAAGAAATTAGAGAGTACCACGATTGGTTGATCGTTCCTTTGAGTATAAGTTTCGAGGTAACCCCCATTGATGGTTCTTGGTATGATAAGGAGGATTTGCAGTATGAACCTACCGTTGCATCTTAAATACAGACCCTCGACCTTTGCAGAGGTTGTTGGAAATGATAATACTATTGAATCATTGATTTCAGTATTACGGAAGAAGGGCCGTTCTAGATGTTTTCTTTTTCATGGAGAATCGGGTTGTGGAAAAACAACATTAGCTAGAATTGTAGCAAAGGAGGTGGGTTGTTCAGATGCTGACTTCTTTGAGTACAATATGGCAAATACTCGGGGGATTGATACTATAAGAGATGTAGCATGGAAGTGCACCTATGCTCCTATGGATGGAGATGTTAAGGTTTATTTATTTGATGAATGTCATCGTCAGACTCGGGATGCACAAGAAGCTCTCTTGAAGATGTTAGAGGATACCCCTAAACATGTTTGTTTTATTCTTTGTACTACTGATCCCGGAAAGTTACTTAAAACTATAAGGACGAGGTGCTCTAGTTTTCGTGTTTCTACTTTACAGAGGGTTAAGATTGCTAATCTTTTGAAATCTGTTTTGGAGAAAGAAAAAGTTGCTATTTCCACAGTTGTAGTGAGGGAGATAGCAAAGGTGGTTGAGGGCTGTCCTCGGCAGGCGCTCGTTTTACTAGGTCAGGTTATCAATATGGATGAGGAGGAGGCATTACAGGCTATAACAGATTCTTCTATTGGACTTGTAGTTGGTGAAGAAGGCATCCTTGATCTTTGTCGAGCTCTTCTTGAGCCTAGTAAGAGGCAATGGAAGAAGGTTTCTGAGATACTAAAGAAGCTGGATGCAGATGCAGAGGGAACACGTTTGGCTATTTTGGGGTATTTATCTAAGGTTTTACTGTCTCGGGGGGATGGTAGGGTAGCGGATTTGATGTTACATTTTCTTGATAATTTCTATGATTCTGGAAAGGCGGGCCTAGTTTTTGCTTGTTATAGAGCGTGCGAGGAGTAGAGTGTGGTATAGTGAGGTTAGGAAACTGAAGTTGAGAAAGGAGGTGAATAGAGGTGAGTAGTAATTATGGGGAGGATGTTTCGATTGACAAGTTTGATCTTGCAGTTGAGTGTGAGCATCATGCTGCTTTGTATTTGGAGTGGTCGGAGAAGTATGCTTGTGCTACTGATGAGAGGGATGGGAGAAAGGATCAACTTGATTTGGTAAGAGCAGAATTGTCGAGCGAGGTTAGAGCCTCTCCTGACTTGCTGGGTGAGGGGGTGAAAGTAACAGAAGGGTCTATTTCTGAGTATGTATTAAAGCATCCGAAGTTTCGTGAGGCTTATGATCGGTATTTGAAAGCTAAAAAGAATGCAATGGTTCTGGGTGCAGCAAAAGATGCTTTTGAACATAGAAGATCTATGCTTGAGAGTTTGGTTAAGTTATGGTTGGGGGGTTATTTTGCTGAACTGCGAGTTTCAGGAGAAGCGAAAGAGAAACTTGGTGACGAAGTTAAGAAAGAACATCTTGAAAAGTTACAAGGGAATAAAAGACTAAAAGGGAGGAGGAGAAAAAAGTAGGTGGAAGCGACAAAAGAATTGTTGGTATTGATTTTGGTTTTCTTTGGAGTTGTGCTGGGGCTGTATCTTTTGTTTCGGATAGTATCTTTTAGTATTTTCTATAGCTACTTTCAAGCAAAGAAATTTTTTAGTAGAAAGGAGGACAGAGGTTAAGGTTTGGTGTGGTATGGTTTGGTTAAAAATTACAACTAAAAAAGGAGGACAGCAAAATGGTTAAGACAAGAACGAAGTATGATCGAAAGAAGATGGCGAAACAGTTGAAAAACAGAACTCAGGAATCTCACGATAGGAGGGAGGACTCAGGACGATTTGGTTCTTTCTTTAGAGAGGATTTGGAGGATGTCTCGTTTTGGTCTTGTGGTGAGGGTGAACATCAGATTGATATTATTCCTTACATTGCTGGGGCAAACAATCCTAAAGTGGAAGAGGGTGAGTTTAGCTACTTGCTCGATATTTGGGTCCATCAAGGAGTAGGGGTTAATGAAGATCAGTTTGTTTGTCCAGGTCGAAACTATGGTGATCCGTGTCCTATTTGTGAACATCAAAGGGAACTTCGTCGAGCAGATGATTTTGATGAGGATCTGGTCAAGTCTTTGAGTCCAAAGAGAAGAGTAATCTATAACATCGTTTGTTACGATTCTGATAAAGAGGAGAGTAAAGGGATCCAGGTCTGGAATGTGGCTCATTGGTTTATGGAGAGGTATCTAACCCCATTGGCGAAGCAACCTAAATCTGGGGGCTTTGTTCCCTTTGCTGATCCCGACGATGGGAAGCAGATTTGTTTTGAGAGGAAGGGTTCTGGACAGACTAGTACTGAGTATCTGGGCCATAAATTTTTGGATAGGGATTACAAAATCTCTGATGAGCTTCTTGATGGAGCGTGCTGTTTAGATGAATTGATTCATATTCCTACTTATGATGAATTGCGTGACGTTTACTATGGTTCTTTTGGAACTCGTGACTCTGAGAAAACTCAGGAAGAGGAGAAGCCCGAGGTCCAGGAAGAGCCGAGGAAAAAAGAGTCTGTAGAGATGGATTCCTGCCCTGCAGGGGGAGAGTTTGGGATAGATACTGATCGGTTGGATCAATGTGACCCTTGTGACATTTGGGATGACTGTGCTCGTAGAGCTGATGAGATCGAGGAGGATAAGAAGAAAAAGAGAGAGCAGAGGAGATTGAAACGTAAGTGAAGATGATGAAAAGGAAGGAAAAATCTACAGAAGAACTCGCCGAAGGAGTGAAGGAAGCGATTGAGAATCCTGAGCTTCTAAAACCTCATGAAGTAGATGCTAGTAAGGTTGTTTCTACAGGCTCTACTTTGTTGGATCTTGCAGTGTTTGGTGGTAGAAAACGTGGAGGGGGCATTCCTGGAGGGATCATAGTTGAAATATTTGGTCCCTCCGGGGCAGGCAAAACAGCGATCTTATCTGAAATTTGCGCCTCCGTCCAGGCGAAAGGGGGCAGGGCTCGGTTTCTTGATCCTGAGGCTCGGCTTGATCAGGAGTATGCTAGAATCTACGGTATGGCTTTGAGTAAGGAAGATTATGCCAGACCTGATACTGTTACTGAGGTGTTTGATGAAATATGGTCTTGGGAGCCCTCAGAAGAAGAAGGATTAATCCATGTTGTAGGTTGTGATTCTCTGGCTGCTTTGTCTACAAAACTCGAGTTAGAGAAGACTGATAAGATGGGAATGCGACGAGCGAAGGAATTTTCTGAGGGCCTTCGGAAGACTTGTCGTATTATAAGGAACAACAATTGGCTTATTGCTTGTACAAATCAAGTTCGTGAAGGGGATTCTGGAGAAGTGACTCCCGGAGGAAAAAGTATTCCTTTCTACTCTTCTTTGAGGATAAGGGTGGCTCCTATTTGGTCAGGTTCTATGATTGAACGGGAAACTACTTTTGAAGGAAAAAAAGTTAAGAAGATAATAGGAGTCAAAAGTACTTGCTACATAAAGAAATCCATTATCGATGATCCTTACCGAGAGGCTACTATCTACATTGTTTTCGGTGTTGGTGTAGACGATATCCGAGGAAATCTTTGTTATCTGAAAGATATGACTAAGAGTACTAAGTACGATTGTGTTGATGCGGAGTATGGAAGAATAGAAACTGCCACCCATTTTATTGAGAAAAACAACTTAGAGGGAGCTCTCAGGGAAAAGGTTATTGATTTGTGGGAACGAGTGGAGGAGAAATTCAAAGTTGATCGGAAGCCGAAAGTAAGATTTTGAGGAGAACAAGTGAAAGTAAAAACAAAAGATTTTGATTATGATTATGTAAAAGAATTGCTTGGTGAGGAGAAGATGTTATCATCTCACAGCCACATTAAGTTGTGGTTTAATGAACCGGAATTTACTAAATTATTGGAAGAACTAAACCCAGAAAAAGACAGGAAAAAAGGATCAGAAATTCTTATAGCTTTTAGAGAAGCGCATGAGCTTTTTCTTTGGAAAGCTGATAAGTGTGGCAAGGGAGATATTACTGCGTTTGATAAAGGTAAAGAGCCGAAAATATCTATTGTTTGGTTTACACCAGGATTTGAAAATTTGCCTACAATGTTTCAGAAGGTTTATATTGCTGTCGAAGAGAGACTGGATCGTATATTCATTAATAAATGATGATTCTAATAATTGATTCAAATTTTGTTTGTTATATGTTTCGGTTTGCTTTTGGTGGTTTGAATTTTGAGGAGAAGCCAACTGCTATCATCTTTGGTTTTCTGAATCAATTATATGCTTTGGCAGGAAGATTCAAAACTAACAAGTTTGTTTTTTGTTGGGACTCGCGAAAGTCTTATAGACGGCAGCGAAATCCCAATTACAAATCATCTAGGAGAGAGGAAAAAACTGATGAAGATAGAGAAGATGATCGTATTGCTTTCAAGCAGTTTTCGGATCTGAGACAGTGTGTATTACCAAAGTTGGGATTCAAAAATAACTATATTCAAACTGGCTGCGAAGCTGATGATCTCATCGCCTCAATTGTTATGAATAATCCAGGAGACTTTGTTATAGTTTCTTCTGACAATGATTTGTTACAACTTTTGGATACTGGTCTTAACTATTGTGCGCTTTACAATCCAATTACTAAAAAGCAGATTACAGCCACAGATTTCAGAAAGGAGTGGGGAATTGATCCTTTTCAATGGACTGCTGTAAAAAGTATTGCTGGTTGTAATGGGGATAATGTTCCTGGGGTTCCTGGTGTTGGTGAGAAAACCGCCGTTAAGTTTATTACTGGCAAACTGTCTAAAGGAGTAATCTACGATAGAATTATGGATGCTGAAGGGGCCGGAGGTTTGATTGAAGAAACTCGCTGGTTTGTAGAGCTTCCTCTCCCAGGCACGAAAAAATTTGAGTTACAGGAAAATGAAAACTTTTTGTTTAATAAGTTTGTTGACATCTGTGAAGAGTATGGTTTTCGGTCTTTCCTTGCAAAAGATAGATTGAATGGGTGGAAAGAGAGGTTTGATTTAAAATAAATAGAAACCTAGGAGGCAATAATGCTATATAAACTGAAGAAGAAACATTTTCCTAACAGGTATGGAAGAATGTCGGAAAATTGGGTAAGCAACGGCCATTGGATAGTGAGAAAAGAGGCAGTAAAAGATTCAACCACTCTTCTTATTTCTGGAGAAACTTTTAAAGTAGGTTTCCCTTTTGTTGATAATTTTAGGGAGATGAGTGATGGGGGTATGATAGATTTTCTTCCAGAAAGTGCTTCGAACATGTATGAAAAAACTAATTGGTGTTATAAGGACTCTAGGGTGTCCGTTTTATTTGTTAATTCTGATGATAAGAAAGATTGGATTTTTTTCAATGAAGTATATGTTGAGTTGTTTAAAGCCCATATTCTTTATATGAAAGATAAAAGTTCTTGCGCTTTAGATGCTAAAACTAGGCAAGAGGTTACTTATGGAATAATGCCATTGAAGGTAACTAAGAAGGATTTTGAGTTACCTTTTTTGGAAGGGAAAGAGTGAAACCAGGAGCAGGGAAAAACAAGGGTAGTTCCTTCGAAATTGAGATTTGTTATACTCTTACAAACTGGGTTACAGGAAAGAGGAAGCCTGCTATCTTCTGGAGGACTGCTAGTAGCGGGGCTCAATTTACTCAAACAAAAGGGAAGGGATCTAAGATGGCAGGGGACATCATGGCTGTTGATCCGAAAGGAGAATTCCTTATTGAAAGGTTTTGTATTGAGTGTAAGTTTTACAAAGAGATTCCTTTTGATAATATACTAACAGGGAAATCCTCCATTCTTACTTGGTGGGATCAGGTGGTAGAAGATGCGAGGAGTGTTGGTAGGAGACCTTTGTTGATATTCAAAGCTAATCGTAGGCCTGCTCATTTGGTAGCTTTTCCTGATGTGTTTAGCAGGTTAGAATCTTATGTAGGAAGGGGAATTGGGACTTTTCTTTTGAGAGATCCTTCTGAGGGAATGTCTAAGGAAATCAGTCTGTTAGATGATTTTTTGGGTTGGGTGCAGCCTGTGGATATGAAAATATTTTAATTTTTTTGGTATTTTTTTGTAAAAAATTTCAGAAATAGGGTATAATATAAGTGTAGAGGATAAAGAGAAAGGAGGTATGAAATGAGACGGTTAGTATTTAGTATGGTTATTGTGGTAATGATGCTGAGCATAGTAGTGTCAGCAGGGCAGATTTATACAACTTCGGGAGAACATGTGGCAGCTGTATGTAAATCGGATTTGAAAACAATGCTTGATTTTGTAGTTTCTGGTGATTAGGAGGCGTTCAATAGTTTTATGTTTAACAATTATCCATATGTATTTATTCTGAAAGGAGGTGTTCGGGTTTATCTTGAAGATACCTCTTGGGGGCTGGTAAAATTGCGAGTTGAAGGAGAATCTCTAACATTTTGGACTGTTTGTGAAGCGATTGGAAAATAAATGATTAACTCTCTTGAAATGAGGGGGGTTGAAACCCAAGATTATGACGTGAACCACGACACCAGTGAAACCTATGTAAGTAATGTGAACCAAAGATGTATTGAAATCTAAGAGCTGATTGTGAACCATACGTACTTTGAAACCCAAAATCTTAGTGCGAACCATTTTTTTAATGAAACCTACTAAAAAGTTGTGAACCATAATCCGATTGAAACCCATACTTAAAGTGTGAAAGGAGGCAGCCATGACAAAAGTAAATAAGGATGTTGTTAGAAATTTGGTATATCTTTCTAGAACTTATGATGGTTTGAATAAATTGATTGTCTCAACTAAGAATCGTTTACGAGTATTAAATCCAGATCTTGATCCAAAGTATGATAGTATATTGAATGGTTATGTTCAGGGCAAGAGAAAATATCATGGCCTAGAACACATTAAGAGTAGACTTTCAAGAAAGATCAGAAAGGAATTGTCAAACTGGTTGGTTTGGACTGAGTATATGGAGAAGATTCCTGGTATTGGTCCCGACATTGGAGCAAAACAAATTCTTCTTTACTATTATAAATGTATTCCTATTTGCTCTAAGTGTAGAGGAATTCTTATAAAGGAGGCAAAAGAAAATGGAGATGGGAATATTTTTGTTTGTGTCGATTGTAAGAAGAAAGCTAAAGGAGAGGGGAATCTTAATTTCAAGATAGAGGAGAGAGATTTTCCTATGATAAGCAGCTGGTGGCATTTTTTAGGTTTACACAACGTGCCTGCATGTCCAAAGTGTCGGATCTATCTTGAAAAAAATGGTAAGGAATTATTCTGTAAGAAGTGCAAGAAGAAGTATATCGAAGGGAATGGTTCCGGCGTGCTTTATTTGAAACCAAAAAAGAGGAAGAGGGTGGCTTGTGATTGGAGTAATAGAGGTAGAGCTAGCTGTTTCCAGATAGGTAATCAGTTTATCAAGCAAAAAGGGAAGGGTCATTTGTATAGGGAGTATTATGATGAAAGAAGAGCGGCGAGAGATAAGACTCATCCAAAGGCTAAGGATGGTTATAAACTTTCTATGGCTAGAAATGAAACTGTGAAGTTGTTTCAGTCTCACTTTTGGCAAGTAGCGAGGACTTTGGATGGAAAACCTTTAACAGAGCCTTATCCGATGGCTGTTCAGGGACATACTAATAAAATTGAACCTTATTATTTTTAAGAGCCAACGGAGGAATGAAACCCAGGCCGGTCATGTGAACCAGGAGCGGAATGAAACCCATCTACTATTTGTTTGTGAACCAAAATATGAATGAACCCCTACATGGTTTTGTGTAAAAAATCTAAAAAAGGAGGATAAGAACAATGGTAAGAAAAAACAGATCGGCGCTTGACCAGTTAAAGGTCAAGTATGATGGCAAGAGTGTTGATGAGATTCTATCTGAGTGTCGTGAGGACCGAAAGAAAGCTTTAAAGGGACGGAGAGATCTAATCTTGAAGTTGTTTTATTTTGAAAGAACCAATAGATTCAGAGAATTTAAAGAGTGGGAGAAGACGACTTTTGAAGTATTTCTTGAGCATGAGCCCACCTTTTTCAATTTGAGGTATGGAACTTACTATGATGAAAGAATAGCTTTTACTGCTCATGAGAAGTATGCTTTGATTTACGGCCCGGCTTTTGTGACTAGGGTCCGAAAGTTATGTGGTCCTTTAAAAGTAGATACTGTTTTTTCTAAATTGAAGCCTGATGATTCTTATGAGAAAAAAGAAAAGATTATAGGGATATATGCAAAACCAAAAAAGGAGAAGAAGCCTAAAGTTAACATTCCAACTGAGATAGAAAAGGTTCTACGGGACGAAGTTAATGAGCAAAAGAAAATGGTTGATGAGAGAGATGAGCAGATAAAAAAGCTCAAAGCTGCTGTGGTGAAGGTGAAGAAAGAGAGAGACAAGATTCGGGCGAAGTATGAAGAGTTGCTTAAGAGGTACAATCTTGTGGTGTCTCCGATTGTTTCTCAGATAGAGGATGGAAGGTTTATTCAGCCGAGTGTTTGAAGTGATTTTGTGAACCACGAGCACGATGAAACCCATTGGACTGTTGTGAACCATGATACGAGTGAAACCCAATTTAAATATTGTGAAAGGAGGTAGACAAATGGATAAAAGAAAATTTTTAAAGGCTGAATTTTTTAAACTTTTTGCTGATAAGAAATTGGAAATTGCTAGTAAGAAATTGGAAACTTTTCCTGAAGTTGTAGGACGTATGCGGGCAGCAAGGAGAAAGGATTATGAAAATCTAAAATGGTTTCTCGCATTTGCTTGGATACTTAGTAGAGTAAGAAAATGATTAACTCTCTTGAAATAAAGAATTTCCAAAGCCATAAAGATACCAGACTTGATTTTGACCTAGGCGTCAATGTCATTACTGGTGAAACTGACAAAGGCAAATCTGTTATTATAAGAGCAATAAGATTTAATGCAGAGAATAAGCCGAGCGGTTATCCAGGAGATATTAGATCTTGGTTTTCGAAAAAGAAGGATAAGACTTCTGTAGTTATTGAGACTCCTGAGATAAAGGTAGAGAGGAGGAGAGGAACAACAGAGAATGTCTATATAGTAGATGGTGATGAGTCTGATTCACTCGTAGGTTTCGGTCAGGATGTTCCAGAGAGAGTAAAGGAGGCGTTCAATCTGGGCCGAAGTTGTTTACAGAGGCAGCTTGATCCGGTATTTCTCCTGGCCGATTCACCGGGAGAGGTTGCTCGTACACTTAATAGAGTTGTGCGATTAGATGAAATCGACACTCTTGCGAGCAACCTCAACTCCCTTCACAATTCTACAAGAAAGGAAATCAAGTTTGTAGATGGAGATGTGGTGGAGTTGGAAGATCAGATGAAGGAGTTTGTTGATCTTCCTGACATTGAGATCCTGATTGAAGGAGTTGAGAAAAATTTTGTTGTGTATGAAAAGGTCGATTCTGATTTACAGTTACTACAGACGACACTTGAGGAGGTTTGTGGTGTAAAAGAATCTTTGAAGGAGGTTAGAGAGTTTCTTGCTGTCGAAGAAAAGTATGACGGGCTTATGTCCCTTTTAGATGAATACAATGAAGTGTCGGAGGAGCTTGATGTTCTTTTGAGGGCACTCGATGAAATAAAGGAGACTCGGGAACACCTATCGGAAATTGTAATTGTGGATGAGAAGAAGGTTGATTTTATCCTTACTAGAATTGAGGAGCATAAAGAGTTAGATGCTGAACTTAGTAGATTGGAGTCTATAATGAGGAGTATTAAGGAGTTGGATCAATCTCTTGATTCTGTTTCTAAGAAGGTTGAGGATCTAGAAAGTGATTACAGTGAATTGATCGAAGAAGCGAGGCGAGAGGGGCTTTGTCCTATTGTGGAAGAGTTTGGTTCTTGTTTACACCCGCAGGCAGGTGTAGCATAAATGTTTTAGGGAGACTGAATGTGGTTACAGCATTAGAATATGGATCTAACAAGCGAACTACTACATTCATTTCCCCCTTAACTTTTAACGTGGGACTGGATGTGGTTACAGGACAGTGAATCCAAACAACTACATCCAAAACCCACAAAACAAAAGGACTAAAGGAGGTATGTTATGAGCCATTGGTTTGTTTATCTATTCACTAGACTTGACGGGCTGTGTGCTTTGTTTTGTTTTTTTGCTGTGGTTTTTTGGAGTGATTCTTACAGGAGTATTAATTCCTTATAAAAAATCAGCGAGAAGACTGTTTCTTTTAAGTGGCAGATGAATCGCTTGTGGTCCTTGTCTCTTAATAGAGACGTTAATGCAGCATTAAACATATTAGGACTGGGGCTACAGTCCTTCGGTGTATTCGTAGAAGCTGTCAGCTTTAGCTGACGGAGTAGTCACCTCATATTCATTCCACTTCCGGGTCTTTTCTTTTTAGAGAGGAGGTAAAAGTCAACCACCATCAGCTAAAGCAGACGGTTTGTCCTTCCAGTTTTCGGGCTGTGCCCCGCTTGTAAGCAAGAACGGAGGTACTTCAGGTTGATTGACTGCAACCCCTATTGCAGCATCATGCACTATCATGCACTGCAATAGACCTAACGCTATCAGCACAGTTGGTTAGGATTTGGGAAAGCAATACAACACAGTTTTATCAATGTCAAACAAAAAAGGAGGCAGGCAATTCCTCTGCCACATAAATGAGGCGGTTTCCTTGCCTGAATTTTAATGAATAGGAAGAATCTAGCTCCTGTTGAAGAACATTACTACTATATGAGAGATGGACAGAGAGTTCCTAGAATCACTGTCTGCTTGGCTAAGTTTCCTGATGATGTTCTGTGTCGAGGGGTTACTCTGTGTAGTTTTTCTGAAAAGGTTGTAAATAAGGAACATGCCAGAGGAAGAGCTCGAAGGAGGGCTGTTTCTGCTTACAGAAGGCAGGAAAATCAGTTATCTATTGAGAGAAAAGAAGCTTTTGAAGTTTTGGAAAGCTGCAATGTTGGATTGATATTTGATCACAAGAGTTACTACAATGCTGATCCTATTCTTCCAATTGAGGAAAGGCTTCTGGAGGCTGTAACAAGATGAAGTTCCTCATTTCAGGAGATTGGCACTTACGAGAACGAACCCCACAAGCCAGGACAGATGACTATTTTGCTGCTCAAGAGAAGAAGGTTGGTTGGGTTTTAAACTTGGCTCAGAAAAGAGAAGCGTCTATTTTGCATGCAGGGGATCTAATCAATTCAGAGCCTCCAAGTCGGTTTGTTCTGCGGTGGTTCATTCAAAGGATGATTGATGAAGAGTTTGAAGATTTCTATACTGTATTTGGTCAACATGAGATGCTTCATCATTCTTTGAAAAGCCTTAATCGTACTGGATTGTCTGTTTTAGACGCTGCCGGCACGGTGAAAATTGTTGATAGTGATGAAAATCTGTGGTCCTTCCCTAGTGAGAGAGTTGAATTAATTGGATGTCATTGGGGACAAGAAATTCCGAGAAGGGAGAAAGTAAAAGGTTGGATTAAGATTCTTCTTATTCACCGTATGATAGTTAAACAGGAACTTTGGGCCGGACAGACAGCAGATTATGGTAAGGCTTTTCTCATGAAACATAACGAGTATGATCTTATTGTATCTGGAGATAACCATCAGCATTTTATGTTTCAAGTGGGGGATCGATATTTGTTTAACGCTGGAAGCCTTATGAGAATGAAAGCGGATCAGCTGGATCATAAACCTTGTGTGGGTCTCTATGATACAGAAACTAAGGAATTAGAGGTGGTTGAGGTTCCCTGCACTCCTGCTGAGGAGGTGTTGAGTCGGGAGCATATTGAGGAGGTCCAGAGGCGAGATGAGCGCCGACAACTCCTTGTGAAGTCTCTTAAAGAGGGCTATAAGATTGCTCTCTCATACAAGAATAACCTACAAGGCTTTTTTGAGAAGAATAAAACTAAGGAGGAAGTGAGGAATTTGATTTGGGAAAATATATAGATGCATGAGATTTGAGTAGGTATCGGAGAACGGTTAAGGTATGATGAGGTATGAATTTTTAGTAAAAGGAGGTGAATGTGTAAGTGGAAGGTATTGAGGACAGACTAAGAAAATTAAAAGGGGAAATCTCAGAAGCCAAATCTGACGAGGCTAATCTTGAAGGAAGACTGAGTGAGAAGATGAAGAGACTCAAGAATGAGTTTGGTTGCTCTTCAGAGAAAGAAGCAGAAAAACTTGTTGACTCTCTTACAAAGAAGAAAGAGAGATTGGGGGGAAAAGTTGAAAGAGGAATGGAAGAATTAGAAAAGGAGTATAGCTGGTGAGTGGGGTATTCATAAAAGCATATTTTGTTTCGTATCAACTGGTTAGTCCTTTCAGAAGGGACATAGTTGAAAGAAATTCCCTTGGCTTAAAAGCAGGTTGCCTTGCCTCTGGACACGAAGTAAATTTGTTTCAACAGTCGGCGCAGTTTCTTTAGATGTTGTAAAAAAATATATTGAAAGTCAAAAAGGAAAATGATTTTAACATATAAAATAAAACATAATAAAGACTTTAGTTCTGAGCTTAAAAAAGCCAAGCAGGTAGCTCGATTTGGAATAGAGCATAATGTTTTATCGAGTAAATATGTAAAGCAATTTGGTCTAAAATCTATTATCTCTAATCAGATTCTTAGAAAATATGTTAAAAATAGAAAAATTAAACAGGTTCATAATGTTAATTTAATAATCCCAAACCAAGGAATCAAAGTTAATAGAAAAGAAAAAATGGTCTCAATCCCATGCCTAAAATTTTCCTTTGCCTATCAATATTTAAACAACTTTGAAAAGATAAATCAAATTGAAATCAACAATCAGTTTATATTTATTTCGGTCAGTATTATAGAATCAGAAATAATTAATAAAGAGATTGCGGTTGGAGTTGATTTAAACACAACTGGCCATGCTGCTGTTATTGTTAATCCTCAAACTGGCAAAGTTATAAAACTTGGTAAAAAGGCAAACCATATCCATACAAAGTATAAAAATATTCGTAAAGATTTACAGAAAAAAGGTAAATATAAAAAAGTTAAAACAATCAAAGACCGTGAAAGCCGAATAGTTAAAGACTTAAACCACAAAATAAGTAAAAAAATTGTTCAATTTGCAATCGAATCAAATGCAAATATAAATTTAGAGGATTTAACTGATATTAGAAAAACAGCCAAATTAAAAAAACCTTTTAAGTATGCTTTGAACAGTTGGTCATTCTATCAATTAAAACAAATGATAGAATATAAAGCCAAGCTGCAAGGCGTTAAAGTTGTTAAGATTGACCCATGCTATACCTCAAAATCGTGTAGTCGCTGCGGCTTTCTTGGCAATCGCAATGATAAAATATTTAAGTGTCCTCATTGCGGGCACGTTGATCATGCTGATGGAAATGCCGGATTTAATATTGCATTAAAGTCAAATAGCATCGATCTATCTATCGTAGACAGAGATGCGTTAGAGCGGAGCACTGATACCCGCCAAAAGGCAATGGTTTCAATCCAAAGCCAACCTTAGAACCCCAAGAGCTTTAGCCTTGGGAGTATGTCAGTCAGGAAAGAAGTGAATTAGAGGAGTATAGTGTGAGGCATGGAAAACTTCCTCAGCGAGAAAGTCAAACAGTCCAGAGAGAAGTTGACCAGGGAGAAGGGAAGACTTCTTCAACTGGAAACAACTCTGGATATGAAGAAGGACAAGAGAGCTAAACTTCAGGAGGCTTTAGAAGATATAGAGCAGGCTCGTGAGATTGCTCGTATTGTTGCTCAAGAGACTCAACAGTTGTTGGAGTGCAGGATTGCTGATCTTGTCTCTTTAGCATTGTCTTCAGTCTTTGAAGATCCCTATGGTTTTGTGGTAGAGTTCACTCTACGACGAGGGAAGACTGAGTGTGATCTTTTTTTTGAAAGGGGAGGAAATAGATTAACTCCTACAGAAGCGGGAGGCATTGGACAGGTTGATGTGGCTGCTTTTGCTCTCCGTATAGCTTTGTGGTCCTTGGAGAGGCCAAGAAGGAGGAATGTTCTTATTCTAGATGAGCCTTTTAAGCATCTCCGTGGGGAATCAAATCAGAAGAAGTGTGGAGCTATGCTGAAAGAGATAAGCGATGAATTGAATATTCAGATGATTATAGTAGGGGATGTTTTGTTTTCTATTGCTGCTGATAAAATTTTTGAAGTTACTTTGAAAAATGGAATTAGTGAGGTATGTAGTAGATAGTGAGTTTGGGATTGACTGTGCGACAAGCGGCATCGGCTTTTACAAGGCTGTCTCGGGCTTTAGCTTTTACAAGGCTATCTTTTACAAGGCTATCTCGGGCTTTAGATGAGCAAAAATCTATTCAATGTGAAGAAGTGGAAGTGGTAGAAGAGAAGGAAACACTTTCGCTTTGTTTGATTAAAAATGATGAAAGACCAGAAAGAAAAATAGACGTATGATGGAAGACGTTTTATCAAGGAGAAGTATGGTGTTGGTAGATACCCAGAGAAAGAAAGAGCAGGAATCAATGAATGGGGGAACCATACGATGAAAGAGATAGATTCTTTAGATTTGGCTATCGCTGATGGGATGGCAGCTTTGAAATATTTTGAGGAGACGGGCGATAGAAGTAAGTTTGTTGAGTGGGAAGAACGATGGGGTTCTCTTATAGAAGTTGTTAGTGAGACTTGGAGCGAGTTTTATGATACTAACAAAAACGGTTGAGGTTTACTTTTGGCTTCTGTTTGCTCACTTTTATGGAGATGTTATCCTTCGCTCCCCTTTTATTAGTAGGTACAAATCGAAAAGTTTTCTTGTTCTTTTATTTCATTGTTTCATGTGGAGTGGGTGTATTTGCCTTGTTTTAGTTGCTTATCATATCTTCTCGTTTTGGAAGGTTTTGTTTCTTTTTGTTGGTCACTTTGTAACTGATCTTTGGAAAATCTCAACAGGAACAGTTTCTTGGGAGAAACGGGACAAAGTTATAGTAAATAGATATACTATTATCGATCAGTTTGTTCATTTTTTACAACTTTTTGTTGTAGGTTATTTTTGATAGGAGGAGAATCACAGTCTGCGGCCTGCGCTGCTCTTATGTACGACTACTCGCAACATACAAGAGAATTGAATTTACTAAATACGTGCGGGGAGACTGCCTGCTTTAGCTGGCAGATGAAAGCCCGTTTGAGTCTGGGGCTACAGACTCTCGGCGTATCCGTAGAAGCCGTCTGCTTTAGCTGACGGAATAGTCACATGGAGTACTGACTTGTATGAAAGAGTGATAGACGGGGCTGTGGATTGTGATTTCTCTAAAAGTAAAGGATACAAAGATGGACAATATCAACACAAATTACCACACCCTTAAGGGTCAGGATATTAGCGAGTTGGATAGAGGAGGAAAGTATCAAGAGTATAGAACGAAATGGCACGAGAATCCAAAGAATTTTATAGTAGAAGATTTTCCTTTATTCCTTGATGTGGAAGCTACTTCTGCTTGTAATCTAAAATGTCCATATTGTGCACAGACGCATGGAGATTTCAGAAAAGGATTCATTTCTTGGAAACTTTATCAGAGGATAATAGATGAGGCGGCAAGTAATAATTGTTTTGGTATTAAGTTTCATACAATTGGCAGAGGGGAACCTTTGCTACATAAAGGGCTGCCAAGAATGGTAGCTTATGCAAAATTTAAGGGATTGATAGATGTGTATTTGAATACTAATGGTACTTTACTTACAGAAGGTAAATCTAAGGCTTTGTTGGATGCTGGACTGGATAGAATAAGTTTCAGTGTTGATGGGCATAGTAAAGAAACATATGAAGGAAATAGAGTGGGGGCTAATTATGATAAGGTGGTTGAGAAGATTGCTGAGTTTAGAGCTATTTGTGCTGTTTGGCATTATAAAACAAAGATACGAATACAGACTGTAGATCTTCCAGGAATTGATTTACAGAAATACTATGGAACATTTTGGCCCTTGGCTGATGAAGTATCTTACATTGACTACAAGAGTATGCATTCTCGTGTGTATAATTTAATATCAGATTGGTCCTGTCCCCAATTATGGCAGAGACTAAGTATCCTGTGGGATGGGACGATCTTACCTTGCAATCATGATGATCGTTTGAAGGCCAAGTTAGGAACGTTTCCGGAAATGTCGATTAGTGATGCATGGTTTTCTGAAACTATGATTAATATGAGGATGGGACATAGTTATGGATATGCTCATAGAATAGAGGCCTGTGATGGGTGCTTTTTGCGCACAGCGGAAGTGATAAAGGAGGGGAAATGGTCCCAGCAATTGTGATTGGACGAGGTGGTAGTAAAGGTTTTGCTAGGAAAAATGTTTACGAATTGAATGGATCTCCTTTAATGAGTTATCCTATTTCTGCTGCAAGGGGTTGTAAAGAGGTTGATGAAGTTTTCTTTTCCACAGAAGATGGAGAGTTGGAGTACTTAGCTGAATATCATGGAGCAACTGTAATCAATAGACCGTCGGAGCTTGCTACTGATGAGGCTTTAGCAGAAGATGTGTTTGTTCATGCTTATAAGTGGATTAAAGATTGTATTATTGGTGGTGATACTGGATTTGCTGTGGTCCAGCCATTTGAGTTGGTAGTTCTTATGTTTGCGAATGCCCCTTGCATCACGGCGGAAATGATCAGCAAAATGATTGCAATTATGAAAGAGAAAAGGAGCCAGTATAGTTCTATTTGTACTGTCAGTAGGTATAATATGTTTTCTCCTTATCGAGCTAGGGTTATTATTACACTTAGGAGAAGTGAAGGGTGGCTTCTTCCTTTCTGTCCTGATATTATGGATGGAGTTGATTGTAACAGAGACTCGGGAGATGATGCTTGGTTCTATGATTGTTCGTGTGCTGTAGTCACTCCTGAATGTTTAGAGTTTATCGAAGGTGGTATGTTGCCTCAAAGGTGGTTGGGTCCGAAGATTTTGGGTTATAAGCAGAAGGATCCTGCCCTAGATATTGATTATGAATGGCAACTCGGTCAGATAGAATGGTGGTTAAGAAGAAATTTGGTGGGGTATGGAAGATGATTAGGATACTGGAGAATCTTAGAATAGTCAAAGAGGAAGAAATTTACGACGCTTTGTTAGATGTTGGATTGAGTAGTAAGACGTATGGCACTGATAAAGGAGTAATTCTTGATACTAGGCCATTTGATGTGGCTGAGTGGTCTGAACTAAAAGTGATTAGCAGAGTTGGAGTGGGACTCGATAATATTGATCTTGAAGAATGTAAGAAGAGAGGAGTTAAAGTCTATACTACTCCTTGTAGAGAGTTGACTGATGCGGTGGTAGAGTTTACCATTAAACTTATTCTAGATTTGATGAGAAGTAATGCAAAAGGTAGGAATCTTAGTAGTATGACTGTAGGGGTTATTGGTTGTGGGCGGATAGGAGAAAGACTTGCTTTTTCATTGATAGTTTTTGGTTGCGAGGTTTTTATGTATGACGTGAAAAATTGCTTTGATAGGGATTTGGAACGGTTATTTGAGCGTTCTGATATTGTATCTATTCATGTATCTGGAAATGATTGCGTTGTTGGTGATAAAGAATTATTGAAGATGAAAATAGGAAGCTATCTTGTAAACACCGCTCGTGGTGGATGTATTGATGAAACTGCTGTATCTCGTGCTCTAAGAGATGGAAAACTTGCTGGGTTCGCCTCTGATGTGAACCATGATTTTTTGGTTAGAAGTTTTGATCCAAATGTGATTCTTACTCCCCATATTGCTTCAAGTACTGTGGAAGCAAGGACGGCAATGGAACGTATGGCAGTTTCTAATCTGGTGAAGGGATTGAAAGAATGTTTAGAATCATAGTAGTTGTGTTTTTGCTTTTAGTGTTTCCTTCTGTCGTTGATATTCCTTGTAGAGAGTTTTCTAGTTTGATTTGGCCTCAAACAATTATGGCTGTTGGTGATATTGAATATAGAATGTATGAACCTGGAGGAGAAGTAATAAAGTGTGAGAGGAATAGTAGCGAAGAAGCTGAGGAAGATAGCGAACAGTATTTGTTCTCCTAGAGTTGGATTTTTACATACAAAGAATCAGTGGCATCCAGAATCTTTTATGGCTGTTTATCGGAGATTGAAGAAGGAATACAAAAAGTGAAAGTATTAGTTGTGGGGGGATCGGGGTTCATCGGAAGTCATGTTATTATGGAGTTATTGTCTTGTGGGCACGATGTAGCAAACTTTAGTACTCATCCGATTACAGAAGTTACTTGGTTATGCTCAAGAGACAAGAAGGGTTCTTATCAATATGTTGCAGGCAGTATGATGGATCAAGCGAAAGTGAGTGATTTTATCTGTTCATGGGAACCACAGGTTGTTTTTAATTTTGCTGCAATTTCTGATATTGCAGACTGTGATAAGAGACCTTTTGATGCCTTAAGAAAGAATGTATTGGGCAATCAGTATATCTTACAAAGTATAGCAGATCTTATTGAAATACAGAAAGCATTTATTGAGAAAGTTATTCCAAAGTTTGTTTTTGCTTCTTCGGTGTATGTTTATAATGACAAGGCGGGACCATATGGAATTTCAAAAAGGAATTGTGAGGAGTGGACGAGATACTATTCGAGAAAGTTTGGTTTTCCTCATATTATTTTACGGTATGGAACTATCTATGGTTCAGGTGCGAAGGGGAATAATTCTATAAAAAAGATAATTGATCATGCATTGGAAACAAAAGTTATTTCCTATTATGGTACAGGCGAAGAGGTTAGAGAGTATATACATGTCAGTGACGTCGCAAGATGTTCTGTTGAGTTGTTAGATAAAGTAGAGTTTGAGAATTCTGCCGTGGTGTTGACGGGGGTTTGTCCTGTTAAATCAAAAGATTTGGTGGGGACATTGAAGGATATTCTGGGGGAAGAATACTCGATTGAGTTTAGAGGGGAGACTTGTTCTGACCACTATGAAGTGACTCCATATGTTTTCCAACCTGAAATAGTAAAGAAGTATATAAGTAGCAGGTACTATGATTTAGGGGCGGGACTTTTAGATGCAGTAAAGGCAAGTCATGATGACCAGGGAGCAGTATCTTAAATTTGTAGCTGATATAGGAAAAGAGCTTCAGCCTTTTTTTGGTTCTGCTTGGTGGTATTCTTTAGTTCATGAGAAGAATACAATTAAGTCAAGAACCTATCATAACTTAGTAAAAGGATTGAAGCCTGGAGGGGATCCTTTTCTGCCCCTTCGGTGTTTGATGTCAGCTGTTGGAACCTATCTCATTTTCTTTTTTAGATGTTTACACTATAAGATGAAGGTGCAGCATGCTTGTGGGATTGTCCAAGGAGAGATTCTAATTATTTCTTACTGTGGGAACATATTCAAATCATTGAGAGGAATGAAAAAAGCAAACTGGATTTACATACCTACAAGAAATAGTAAGCCAAAAGGACCACGGTGTTTATATGAATTTTTGGAAGTTATGGATTTCTTCCTTGTGTGTAGAAATTCTCTCCGAATAGCTTTGGTTTTTTTGTTTAGGTTAGTTAAGATAAAAAGTTTGTTGGGACGAAACTATAGATTTTTTAGAGAAGAGTTTTGGAGATCTTTTTTTGGGAACGTTTTGGTGGAAGGTCAGTTTTATGAAAGAATCTTTAGAAATATAGATTGCTCTTTTCCTGATGTAAAAAAAGTCATCTATCCGTATGAAGGACTGGCGTGGGAGAAAGCGATGTGTTTTTCTTTATCACGTTCGGGAAGAAAACTTATAGGGTTGGCTCATTCAACACTGCCTTTGAATGCATTGAATAATTTCTATCATTCTTCTGAGGTTATGGAGATGCCTAGACCAGATTTTTTGGGGGTTCCTGGAAGAATTCCCTATGAGTTAATGGAGGGATCAATTGATAATGGAAGACTTTTTATATCTGGAACTCTGAGATATCAGTATCTAGGTGATGTTAAAATGGGAGTTTTTTCTTCCTTTGGCCTCCCTCTCGTGGTTTTGGGCTCTACAGATGGACAAAGTAGAGAACTACTTACTTTTCTGCGTTATTGCGGCAAAGTATCTAGGTCTTTGAGGATTAAACCCCATCCAGATTCTTGTCTTCGATTTAGAGGTAGAGATATGAGTCTTGTTTGTCAGAAGGGAAGTCTGATGAGGGACGAATTGATGGGGCGAAAAGCTGTCATCACTACAGAATCTTCTGCAGCAATTGAGGCAATTGCTGTTGGTCTTCCTGTTATTTGTCCTTATTTAAACTCTTTTGTTAGTATGAATCCTTTGGATGGAGTATCTGATTTACTAGTTAAAACGTTTTCTCCTGAGGAGTTTTCTGCCTGTTTGGATGAGCCACCTTGGCCAAGTAAAGATGCTTGTAAAGGATTTATACGAAACTATCTTGAGTTCAAATCTGATTGCGAGATTGTAGAGCTATTGGAGAAACTGTGAGACAGATCTTAGTAGAAAACTTTAAGAAACTTCCGATTCTATGGCAGAATCCTATGGTTATTCCTTACATAGTGAAGGAGATTTTCCTTGATCTACATAATGATTTGAGATCTTTCTCTTGGCCTGAAAATATTATTCATATTGCTGGGCTTCCTAAAAGTGGAAGCACTTGGCTTTTTTCTTTACTTTGCCACATTCCTGGTTACAATCCATGTCCTGGTGTTTTAAGACCTCTTATGCTTAGTCAGGCAGAAAAATGGACACATGAGTTAAGCCAAGAGATGTTTGATGCTATTCCTAAAAGTAAGTATACGGTCTTAAAACTTCATACAAATCCGACAGAAAATAACTTGGAGTTGTTAGAAAGGAACAAGATTAAAACGATTATCCTTATACGAGATTTAAGAAACATGGCGGTGTCTCGTTATATTCATGAGAAGACTGATAGAAATAGTTGGTGTTACAAATGGTATAACGAAAAGTCTTTAGAGGAGGGTATGTGGCATAATCTTGAAGTAGTGTCTTCGTACTATGTTCCATGGGTTGAGGGATGGTTAGAGTATCATAGAGAGAATAGGCGCTTTTTAGATACCCGCCAAACATACCTTCTTCGTTATGAGGAGTTGAAACGGGTAACTTCTGTATATCTTGGGGCTGTTCTTGATTTTCTTGGAATAAGAGATAGCCTCAATCCAAAAGATTTGGTAGAGAAAGAAGAAAGAAAGACAAAGCGGAAAGGAAACTTGAGAAAGAATTTGAATAGACGGACAGGTTCAAGGGATCGTTCTACTTACAGTGGTAGGGTTTATGATTGGAGAGATTATTTTAGTAAAGAGCAAGAGGAGTGGTTTAGGGAAAGAGCTGAGGATATTTTGAAAAGGTGCAAGTATGAGTGGTAAGAAATTAGGAAGAAAATTTTTAGGTTTTGAGATTGTTCAAGAAAGAGTTGATGAAGCAAGTAGAAGATTGTCAGGAGAGGTGACAAGGTGAAATTTTGTTTCATCTGTGGAGCACCAAGAAGTGGGACGACTTTGTTATCCAATCTACTCGATGGACATCCAGAAACGACTGTTTTTCCGGGTGAGAGCAGTATTCTGAGATACTGGCTTTACTACAATAACAGAGGTAAGGAAGAGGCAACAAGATTCTTTCATAGGGATTACTTAAATACATTTGAGATTTTAGCTCTGACTGATAACAATACAGCTAAGGAACATTCTTCTTATCTAGAGAGAGTGTATGGAAAGAGTAATTATCAACGACCTGATATAGATAGGAGGAGGTTTGTTTCTGAGTATCGAAGTATTTTAGGGTCGTTGGGGTTTCGACTTAGGAGTGTATATGCAGCGAGTTTACTTGCAGGACTTCCTCCAACTTTTCCTGGGAACAAGTCTACTTTCGTTGTTAAACGACCATTGGAACATGAGATGGGAGCTTTGGTTTTAAATGAAGCTTCTAAAAGAAATGAGATTAAGTTTTTGCATATTGTTAGAGATCCAAGAACAAGATATATTTCAGCTAAAATGCGGAGACCAAGGATATGGAGATGGTTTAGAACTTTCGACAATTTTGTTTTGACTCATTCTGAGATTGGTATGGTAAGTTTAGAGTTGGCCATATTAAATCGTCAGATACTAGGAAGCGAGAAATACTATGTTGTAAGATATGAGGATTTGGTACATTCCCCTCAAGAAGAAATGGAAAAGGTTGCTGATTATTTAGGAATTTCCTTTTCAAATGATCTAATAAAACAGGATAATCATCCTTTGTCTTCTTTCTTCAGGGGACCTGATCCAGATGGAAGGTTAGAGGATTATAAGAAGCATACAACAGAAGGTGAGAGAAGAATTGTGAATTTTTTAAATCATACTTCGGCTAAGTCTTTTGGTTATATTCTTCCTTATATTGAGAGACTAACTAAAAAGGACTTTCTAATGCCTTTTAAGTATGAAAATCCTTTGGCTTATTTCAAAACTAGGTCAGGGATATTAAAGGAGCTTAGAGGAAATTCTTCTGTTGTAAGAATGAAAAGATTTCATAAATTACTTGATGCTTTTGGTCAAGGGGAAACTATTCAGGACTAAAGGAGGGTCGTTGTGGATAAGGAGTTTAAAAGGAAGACAATTTTACATTTCACTTATGTAGAGAGCTATTTGAAAGAATTAAATAAGACTATGCAGTCTATTGATTCATCTCTGCAGATGTTAGTTAAACTTATTGATCATCTTCTGAGAAATGGGGGACTTGTTGTTGAAGGTATGGAAGAAGGAATTGAGGATTTAAAATTGGAGACTTCTGAGGGCAAGAGGGATGAAGTTTAGAATTGGTTTTGAAAAAGAAGACGAAAAGAGGATTCACTCTTATTGGGATGAAATTTTTCAGAACCATGTTTGGTCTGAAGGAAAGTTTGTAAGAATGTTTGAAGATAAATGGGCTGAGTATGTGGGTGTTCCATATGCAGTAGCTTTTTCTTCATGGTTTGGAGCGGCGATGGCGGCTCTTGAGTATTTTGAGATCAAAGGGAAGAAAGTTCTCTGTCCGTCGAATACTTTTATGGCTACTCCTTTGAGTATATTGAAAGCAGGAGGTAAGGTTTTTTTTGGGGATTGTTACACAGATGATTTGTGTTTGAATCCTTATAGTAGTTCTGCTCATGTAGATGCAGTCTTTTTGGTACATATCGGTGGTCATATAGCTTTTCGTGTTGAAGATTTGGTTCTCAAGTGTAGGAAAGAAGGGATTCCTCTTTTAGAAGACTGTGCTCATGCTCATGGAGCTTCTTGGAATGGGAAGAAAGCCGGGGCTTTTGGAGATGTTGGGATCTATTCTTTCTATGGAACAAAGACAATTTCGACGGGCGAAGGAGGGATGCTGGTTACAAAAAACCAGGCGTTAGCTGAATTTGCTAAACAGTACCGCAATTATGGTAAGTCTGCCCATCTTGTTGAAGGTGGGAACTATAGAATGAATGAGTTCGTGGCAGCAATAGGGCTTGTTCAGATTAATCGACTCAATGAGATTGTTATGTGGAAAAATGAATATGCGCAGAAATATCTTGATCCAAATTTTCCAAATCGTGTTCAATTTCCTGAAAGCATGATCTCTGGTTTGTACAAGTATATTGTTTTTAATTGTATAGATAATTCTACTGGTAAAGTATACGATCAGCCCTGTCATCGTATACTAAAAACAGGAGAGTACTTATCAAATACTGATTGGGTAGCTGAGAATCATTGGTGTGTTCCATTGTATTATAAAGGAGATGAGTAGTGCCTGATAAAGAATTAATTCTTGCTGAAGCTTTAGAGAAAGTAAGGGAAAATCTAAATGCAATAATCCAATCACAAGCTTCGATTTCTCTGATACTCCGAGCCAGATTTGATGCTTTAGTAAAAGTGGGGTTTACTGAGGAGCAAGCATTGGAAATTGTGAAAGCGAGAGGAATTAACCCGTAATGTGCTTTAAGGAAAAGAGGTGAATAATGCGAGTACTTGTGATAGGGGGCAGCGGATTTATAGGTAGTCATGTAATTGATGCTTTGTTGAAAGATGGGAACGATGTTCGAATATTTGATGCTGTTCTTTCTACTTATCATTCTACTTCGGAGGTAGAATTTTTCCATGGAGATATTCTAAACTTAGAAAGCGTAAGAATGGCTTTGGATAAGGTTGATGTAATTCTACATTTATGTGCTGTAGCAGATGTATATGAGGTTGCTAAAGATCCTCGGAGAGCGGAGGAAGTCAATGTTCAGGGAACTACAAATGTTTTAGAAGCAGTGCGTTTAGGTGAACAAGTCAAAAGAGTGATATATGCCAGTACAGTTTGGGTGTATAGCGATGTTATGAGTAGTTTTGTAGATGAAGACACTTTGATTCCTCCTCCAACTCATTTTTATACTGTAACTAAGTATGTAGGGGAACTGTATTGTCAGTCGTATGCTAAGATGTATGGGATTGATTATACAATTCTTAGATATGGTATTCCTTATGGTCCCCGAGCAAGAATGAATGCTGTAATTCCTGTATTTGTTAAGAAGGCTTTGGAAGGTCAGCCAATAGTTATTGATGGTGATGGTTCTCAATTTAGGAAATTTCTTTACGTAGAAGATTTGGCAGAGGCTCATACAGCTGTGTTAGATCATTTCGAGACAACTCGTAATCAGATATATAATATTGAAGGATCGGAAAAGATTACTATAAAGCAGATTACAGAAAGTATAAAATCTTTGGTAGAAATCCCGGTTGATATCCAATTTGGAGAGAAAAGGGAAGGGGATTTTTCTGGAAAGGAAATATCTTCAATGAAAGCATTTGACCATTTTTCTTGGGAACCGAGTACAACTTTCGAGGAGGGATTGAAAAAATACATAAAGTGGTACATTGAGAAAGTAAAATGAATAATCCTCTTGTTACTGTAGCAATGATAACTTATAATCAAAGTAAATACGTTCGTCAAGCTTTAGAATCTCTCAGATGTCAGAATCTACCTGCTGATCAGTATGAAGTGATTGTTGTAAACGATGGGTCAACTGATCAGACTAGGAAGGTCATGAAGGATGCTATAAAGAAATATTCTGCTAATGGATCTGAGTTGAGATTTGTCAATCACCTTTATAACAAAGGACTGGTCACTAGGTGTAACGAAGTGTTAGAGGTAGCAAGGGGCCAGTATTTTACTAGGTTGGATTCAGACGATCTTGCAATGCCTTCTCTGTTGTCATCTTTATTGAAGAATATGAACTATGATAGAGTTTGTTATTCTGATTATTTCCTTCTAGAAAAAGGAGAATTGAAGGTTAAATTTTTTGAGAAAAACAATCTTTATGATATACAAGCCTGTGGGATTATGTACCCTACTTCTATTCTTAGAGATGTTGGGGGATATAGAGATTTCTTTTGGGAGGAATATGATTTACATCTAAGATTGATGCAGAAACATTTTGAATTCTTTCATTACCGTGAACCTTTGTGGGCCTATAGAAAACACAGCGAAGGAATGACTGAAAATCTTCACAAAAGACTTCGTGGTTGGGCGGATCTTATTGATTGTTGGGGGTCTGACTTATTGTTGACTTGTGGGCCGAATTCTGATCTTGAGTTTGTGGCTGATCTGAAGGAGAAAAAATGGAGACAGAAATCATAGCAGAGATTGGGGATAACCACAATGGAGATATAGAACTTGCAAAGGGCATGATCATGTATGCTGCTCTCAACGGAGCGGATATTGTTAAGTTTCAATCTTATAATGAAGCTTGTATTCGTAAGGAGGATCCTGAGAGGGATTGGTTTCTCAAGGCTTCTCTATCTAATGAAGACCATTTTGAGTTGAAAGAGCATGCTGAAAAACATAATGTAGAGTTTCTTAGTTCTCCATTTAGTAGAGAGAGAGCGGACTTTCTTGTAAATGAGTTGGGTCTAACTAAGTTGAAGATAGCTTCTTGTATGATATACAATGAGGAGTTTTTGGAGTTTGCATGGGGTCTTGATATAGATAAACTTTATGTTTCCACTGGGCTTGCTTCTGTAGGAGATATTGAAGATGTTGTAGGGCAGGGGTGGGGGAGTATAGATATCTGTCTTATGCATTGTGTTAGTCTCTATCCTTGTAAAGATGAGTTGGCCAATGTGGGGGCAGTGAGAAATTTACTTGAGACATTTGGGTATGATGGTTACCAAATAGGGTATTCGGATCATACAACAGGGATTGATGCTTGCGTGGCTGCTGTTGCAGCTGGTGCCTCTGTAATCGAGAAACATTTTGTTATTCGGAAAGATTTAACAGAATCTACTGACGTGGTAGTATCTGCTGATGTCGCGGAGTTTGCTGAGATGGTTCGTCGTATTCGGAGGACAGAGATTCTGTTGGGGGAAGGAATCAAAAGGCCTTGTGCAGAGGAGTTGAAAAACAAGGAATTTCTGGCAAATAGATTTATTGTTTAATATGAAAACACATTACTTACTTAGAAAATTGCCTTTCTCCATTCCTGATTGTGCTTGTGGTACTTATGGAATCAACTTACGAACAAGTAAAAGTAGAAATTTGGTAACATGTAAAACGTGTTTAAGTTACTTAGAACGAGAGATGAAAGGAAAACCGAAAAGACAAAAACGTAAAAGGTTAAGTATTAGAAAGATGGAGTATAGATGATAAAAAAGTATCTCACAAACAGGAAAATTGGAAACGATTTTTATGCCGAGTATATCTATGCAAAATCATGGTTGGAGGCTCAATTGATTTGTCTTCGTTCTGGTGTTGAGCTTTTGGGGGAACATCAATTTACTGTTAGTAGTTTTTCAGGAATGTTATTTATAGCTAATTTTATTGTTTGGTGGAAAAACAGTAGACGAAATGCCATTCTACGATGACAAAGAGATTGAAGTAGTAGATAAGGCTGTTGTACTTTTGTTATCAATTCGAGCAGCTCTTGCTGGGGGAACAAAACACTATCGAAAGAGCGATAACAAGTTGTTAGAAACTGAAAAGGAAATTCTACAAGCAATGTTAGATGAAGGGAGCTTATATTTTGAACCTGCTTCGGGATAGTAAAGAACATGAGAAAACTTCTTCTAGTAGATCATGAACAACAAGTCAAGGATATGATTTGGAGACTTAGACTTGAAGGTAGGTTGCTTACAGACAATCAATGGATCTCTCTTTCTCCTTGGGCTTCTGCTGAATTAGACGACAGAGCAATTCCTTATCTTACTCAGGATTATTTCATTGATGAGGAAGAATTAGAAGAACTGACAGACGAGACATTTCAAAAGACAAAGGAGATTTTTACTAGGTGGGACAATAAATACTTTAAAGGCATAACACCTTTTATGTATAGAATACATGAATTCTATCTCGTTCTAAGTAATCTATACTATAGAATTTATTGTTTGAAAAAGATTCTGGAGGGTAGTGATACAAATGAAGTCTGGGTTCATACTACGAAGTGGTATGCTCCAGTAGAGAGAAATTTTGTTTTTGATCAAAGGCAGTGTTTGTGGGGAAGGATATTGGCCTTGCCTGGCTGGGAAAATCTGCTTGGAAGACAGTTGAATATTAAGATACTTCCTGAGGTGAAAAGTTCCCATAAGAGAGTGAAGACGTTTCAGCCCAGTTCTACCAAGTTGTTTGTAGCGAATATGATTGCGAGATTCCTTCCGAAGAAGAAGGAGAAGGGGATTTTGCTTTTGATTACTCCGGTTGCTGAGTGGAAATCTTTTATCAAGTCTTTTGTAAAAGAGGGATATAAGTTCCAGGTTTTGGATCCGAATAAATGGTGTAGAAAGATTCCTAAGATCTTTCAGCTTTACTTCCCTCGATTTTGGCGGCGAGAAGTGGTGAAGGAGAATCCTTTTGTCTTTGAAGAGCAATTAGATTTTCTTTCCATTCTTATTCTCCCATTTAAGCAATTGTTTCAAGAGGCTGAGTATAGTATGAAAGTTTACAGTAAGGCTTGTAAGTATTTGAGGAAGTTGAAACCAAAAGCTATCTTGACTTCGACTAAGTTTCTTTATACTTTTGTAGTTTGTAGAGCAGCAAGGGATTCAGGCATTCCTGTATATACTGTTCAACACGGTTCTATGGGCTACTACTATCACAAGACATTACCATATTTGGATTTAGTTGAGACAGATTACTTTGTTACTTATGGTAGTAAAGTTGTTAGTATATATCAAGATTTGGTTGATGAGTTGGACATCAAAATTATCCATGAAGGAGAAGTTATAGAGAGTTTGTGAAATGAAAATTCTTTATGTGACTACAAATCTGTTTGGTCAGAATGTTTATGGAGGGTACATACCATTCCCTTCTGATCATCGTTTAGAACAAACCCAAAGGGAACTGATAACCTATTTGAATTTAATTCTTGGAGTATCTTTGACTGTTTCTTTACACGATGTAAGAGGATATCGTCTGCCTCCTTGGTATCTAAGGAGAAAAGATTATCCTGGATTTCACAAAGTAAAATTTGTAAAAGATAGAAAACTCAGCAAGCTCGTGCGACAACATGATGCTATTGTAATTGATTGGCCTTCTACAACACTGCTTGAAGTTTTAGGATCAAAGAAACCTATTTTTGTTTTAGAATCGTTGAAGATAATTGATGAAGCTAAAGAACTTCTAACAAAAAGAGTGGTATTGGTACCAGATACTTTGAGTCTCATCCAGCAGGTAAGAAAATTAGTGGAGAAGAATGAATACGATGTTTTTATAAATGATGATAGTTTTCTAAAAACATATTGGAGGTAGGGGTGGAAGAGAAAGTATTAATTGTGATTCCAACAAAACTTTGTTCTGAAAGAGTGCCTAAAAAGAATATCAGGAAACTCGCTGGTAGACCAATGATAAACTACGTGCTTGGTGCTGCTTTGGAATCTAATGTGAGCGACCAAGTTGTCGTTTCAAGCGAATCTGGAGAATTGCCTCGGCACATTGACCATTCGCAAGATTTGTATTTTTTTGGTTTGCAGCCAAAACATATGGCTTATGATCCTATACAGACAGTGGATGTGGCTATCTATTGGCTGAAGACTCTGTCGGAAGCTAAGTTTACTACTTTAATCTTACTCCAACCCGATTGTCCTTTTACTTCTTCGAAAGATATAGAAATAGCATACGATCTATTTGTTTTTAGAGGAAGGAAACCAATACAAAGTGTTATAAGTGTAGAGCCGGGGTGCTCTCCTTATTTTATGTATAAGATGAAAGATCATTCTTCGGAACCACCAGAAATTTTCAGTACTTTGGTTCCTGCTTTTTCTTGTTTTTCTAAAGTGAGTGATTTTGTAGGTAAGACTGTTTCTCAAGCTTATTTAGATAATGGAGCCATTTTTATAGTAGATGTTAAACAGTTGTTGGAAAAGAGGACTCGTTATATTGATGGAATAACTTCTTACATAATGCCTCCTGAAAGAAGCTGGGAAGTTGATAATGAGTTCCAGTTCCAGGTTGCAGAATGTTTGATGAAGGAGAAAAGCTGGTGGGGTTCGTTTGGCTATTGATACGGAAGTGATTAAAAAAGAAATCAAAAAAGTTCTCTTGGTGGCCCCCCCTGTATATTCTTCAGGGGATAGAGAGGACATCAATCTCTATCCTCCTTTAGGATTGGCTTACCTAGCTGCTTCTTTAGAGAGGATAGGAATAGAAATAGAAATACTTGATTGTTTTCTAGAAGGAAGAACTCAGAAGAGAGAATCAGAGATTTATGAAGGAGCCGATATTGTTGGATTGAATGAATTTCAGATTGGAGAAAGAATCAAAGATTTTCAACCTGATATGGTTGGGGTAAGTAATATATTTAGTAGACAAGCTAAACTGGCCCATTGCGTCTATTCTATTGTGAAAAGGATTGATTCTTCTATAGTAACTGTAGCAGGAGGGGCTCATCCATCAGCTTCTACGGAAATAGTTTTGCGAGATGACAACATTGATTTTGTGGTTTCAGGGGAAGGCGAGCAGGCCCTTGTCGATCTCATTGAGAAATTGAAAGATGGGTTAGAACCTAAGATAGGTATTAGAAAAAGGCATATATCGAATGTAGATGAGATTCCTTTTCCTGCCTGGGATATAGTAGGACTAAGTAGATATTTTGGTTCTAAGACCTCTCATGGAAGAAGGAAATATAAAAAGTTCGTTCCTGTTCTTACTTCAAGAGGATGTCCAGTTGGTTGTACTTTTTGTTCTGCTCATCGGGTTTGGGGCAAAAAGTATAGAGCAAGAAGTCCTGAGAATGTAGTTGAGGAATTGAGCCTCCTTGTTAGGAATTTTGGGGTTGAGGAAATAATGTTCGAAGATGATAATTTGACTCTCAATTCAAATAGGGCTCTGAAATTGTTTGATTTGATGGTAAAGGTTGGTTTAGATCTCTCTTGGGATACTCCAAATGGAGTAGCAGTTTGGACTCTTAGTGAACAGCTGATAGATAAAATGAAGGCTTCTGGTTGTTACAAATTAAATTTTGCTTTGGAATCTGGTAGTCAAAGAGTGTTAGATGAAGTTATAAAGAAGCCAGTCAAACTAAATAGGGCGAAAGAGCTTGTGAGATATGTTAAGAGTATTGGGCTGGATGTGGGACTATTTCTTGTAGTTGGTATGCCTGGAGAGACTTTGGAAGAGATGGAGATGAGTTTTGCTTTGGCAGAGGAACTTAGCATCTACTTTCCCCATGTATCTATAGCTACTCCATATCCGGGATCTAGATTGTTTAACAATACTTTGATTGAAGAGTTTAGGAAGAACCCAGAAGACTATTATAAGGCTCTCCATACAAGAAGTTATCTCTTGAATGGAGAACAATGGATTAAAAAGGATCTAAGACAGATAGTTCAAGAAGGAGAGAAAAACCTTTTAGTTTCTGCTATTAAGAATCAACCGTTACAGGTTATTAGTAAGACTGTAAAGTCGTTTTTTGCTAATCCAGTAAGAACCATGAGGAGAATACAAAATCTGTTTTAATGAGAAAGGAGTTTGTTGGTCTATGAGACAGAAGAGGACAGTTAGTAGAGTTTCTGAGCATGCAATTGAGAAGTATGTTTCTGAGAAGAAGAGACTCGACCCTTCTTTTGTTCCTAGGGATCCAGAGAAGGAGATCCGTCGTATGTTTGCCCAGGCAAGAAAAGAGAGATGGGCTCCTGGGCTTGTGTTGAGAGTGATTAAGAATCGGTTTGAGGAGGCAAGTTATTACAGGTATGGAAATTGGAGATTCGTGATATGTGGAGATGTAATGGTTACTATAGAAAGAAATGTATTCTCTAAACCTCGGTTGGTTTCTTCTGCAAAGAAAAGGAAGAGGAAATGGAAAAAGAAAAATACAAAATAAGTGATATAGTTCCAGATGAGTATAAACAAAGGGCTATAGATTTGGCAAAGAATCATGTTAATTGGTTGTTAGAAATAATGAGGCCTTTGCTTGAAACAGAATTTATTCATGGTTTTCGGCATGGGTACGAACAGGCTTGTTTGAATACAAAGAAGAAAAATGGAGAATGAAAATTCCAGCTAACAAGCTCTGTGAATGTGGTTGTGGGGAAGAAGTAAAACCTAGGAATAGATTTATTCGTGGGCATCATGTCAGAATAAATCATCCTATGAAGAGACCAGAAGTAGCTGCAAAGGTATCCATAAAAATATTGGCGTTGGGCGAAGACCATCCTATGAAACGTCCTGAAGTTAGAGCTAAATTTGTAGGCGATCTTAATCCTATGAAAAGACCGGAGGTTATTGCAAAGGCGATAGAAACAAAAAGAAAGAACGGATTCTATGATGAACTATCTGAAAGAATGTTGGGTGAAAGTAATCCTTCAAAAAGACCAGAGGTGGCAGTAAAGATATCAGAAAATCATGCTGATTTTTCTGGAACTAAAAACCCCTTTTATGGGAAAAAACATAGTGAAAAATCAAGAGCCACGATGTCTGCTATAAGAAAAACGATGTATAAAGGCGAAAACAATCCTATGTATGGAAGTTGCAGAGTTGGAGCAGAAAATCCGAATTGGAGAGGGGGGACCTCGATTGAACCTTACTGTGAAATTTGGGCGAGTCAGGATTATAAGGACTCAATAAAACAGAGGGATGATTATAGATGTCAGAATCCTGATTGTTGGGGAAAGAAAGGGCATTTGCATGTTCACCATATAGATTACAATAAGAAACATTGCCATCCCTGGTATTTAATAACGGTATGTAATAGTTGTAATAGTAGAGCTAATGGGAATAGGGAATATTGGAGACAACTATTTCAAGGAATACTAACGAGAAGGTTTGGATATAGTTATGAGTAAATCAGTGGCTGTGTTGGTCAGTTGTTACAATCATGAAAAATTTATTGAGCAATGTATTGAAAGTGTAAAAGCCCAAACGTATAGCGATTGGTATCTTTTTTTTACCGATAACAGTTCTACTGATCGTAGTCTTGAGATAGCAGAATCTTTTACTGATGCGAGGATTAGTATTAATTGTTTGTCTACCTTCTTTCATTATTCTGTAGTTCCGATTGGTATTGCAAGGTGGATGTCCGTTATGAAGCACCAAATGTCTGCTGATTATATTGCTATCTTAGATGCAGATGATTATTGGCATCCAGAGAAGCTCGAAAAGCAGATGGCTTTATTTGAAAAAGATCCTAAAGTTAAATTAGTATTCTCAGATTGCCACTACGATCATTTTGACTGGGAGTTAAAGCCCACAGATCATTGGGCTGTTTATACTGAAGGTAAAAGATATGGTAAAATACAAAAGGAAACGTTTCATGATAAATATCCTCCTAAGATGGACGATCCTTACTTCAACTTACTCACTTGTTATAACTTTATGCCTTGTCCTACATTGGTTTTTGAAAAAAAAGCTCTTATGGAAGTGATTGGGAATCCTACACATTATACATCAGCTGAGGACTATTTTTTTATTCTAAAGATGACTGCTAAGTATAAATGTACGTATGTTCCTGAGCCTCTGGCTTACTATAGAGTACACAATGAACAACTTACACAGAAAACCCCTGCTCGATGTACAGTAGAAGAGATAGATGTTGTCAAGAGAGCTATGAATTTTCGACCTTTATCAAGAAGAAGAAGATTGAGAGTATATAGTCATCTTTTAAAGTTGTATATGAAGCTGTTTTATAAGGAGGTAAAAGATGTCTCGTTGGGCTTCTGAAGTAGAAGAAAGAGTAGTAGTAAAGTCGCTGAAGTTTCATAAAAGAGCTATGAAAGTAATTCCTGGTGGTGCTCAGACACTGAGTAAGATGTATGGTAGGTTTATTCAGGGGGTTTCCCCAGCTTTTATTAGCCATGGATATAAAGGACATATAATTGATGTCGATGGAAATGAGTATGTAGATTGGTCCGGGGCTCTTGGTCCTGTAGTTTTAGGTTATGGGGATTGGTGTCTTCGGAGTGAATTTACAAGATTAAGAGCGGAGTGTGAAAGAAAGACAGCCTCGATTCCGTTGCCTACTCGATTTGAGGTTGAATTAGCAGAAAAACTTGTTGATATTATACCTTGTGCTGAGATGGTTAGGTTTTTCAAGAACGGATCTGATGCTACCTCCGCTGCTGTTCGGTTAGCTAAAGCAACGACAGGAAGGGAAGGAGTAGTTTGCTGTTATGATGATAAGACGGAAATTTTAACTTCTCAAGGATTTAAACTATTTAAACATTTGAGTAATAATGAAGAAGTTGCCACATTAAATCAAGAATCAGGATATATAGAATACTACAAAATAGATAAGAAGGTGAGGTTTCATTTTAACGGATATATGATTCATTTTAAAAGCAAACGAACAGATCTTATGGTAACGCCAGAACATGATATTTATCGTCGTTTCACAAGAAAAAATGGTTGTCATTATTTTAAAACAATGAAAGCTAGCGAGTTAATTGGAAGAGTTGCTCCTGTCAAAATGACTTCTATAGGTAAATGGAATGGTTGCAATGAGGAATTTTTCAATATTCCAAAGTTATACCAATCGAGGCCAACTAAAGGCATTGTATCTTTTAAAATGGAAGATTTTGTTTGTTTTATGGGTTGGTATTTATCTGAGGGATCATGTATTGTTCAAAGTAGAGGAAGATATGAAGTTGTTATTTCTCAAGATGTTAAAAATGAGGAATATAATAAAGAAATATTTTTGCTTATAAAAAGGATGGGATTTAAGCCTAGTAGAAATGGTCATCATATAAGTTTCAATTCTAAAGAGCTTGTATCTTATTTAAAAAGTTTTGGTGGTTGTAAAGAAAAATATGTGCCTAAATGGATAAAAAATCTATCTCCAAAATATTTGACTATTTTTGTTGATGCTATAATTAAAGGTGATGGTACGATAGAGAATGGGAAATTAAGGAGATTTTATTCTTCTAATGAGAGGTTGATCGATGATGTACAAGAGATTTTGTTTAAATTAGGTATTTCGACTACTAAAACGGGATATTCAGGGTTAGGTTTTTCCAAAGAGATGGTATACCGTCTTAATATTGCTAATGTAAGAAAAATTACTGATAGTAAGGTCAAATTGGCACCTTATAAGGGTTATGTTTATTGTGTAAATGTTAAAAATCATATTGTGTTAGTAAGAAGAAATGGTAAAATTGTTTGGTCTGGAAATTCCGGTTTTCATGGATGGCATGATTGGTATGCATCTACTTTGCCAAGGCCTAGATGTAAGGGAGTTTTCTATAGTGATTGGGTTAGGAAAGTAGAATATGGTGATTTAGTTACGTTAGAGAATTGGTTAGAAATGAACCCAGCTTGTTTTATTCTTGAGCCTATGTCTAGAGCGTGCCCAGAATTGGCAAGCACGGAGTATTTGCAAAAAGTTAGAAAACTTTGCGATAAGCATAAAGTAGTTCTTATTTTTGATGAAATCATTATGGGCTTTCGTTATCGAATGGCTGGTGGACAGGAGATGTATAAGGCGATTCCTGATTTAGCTACTTATGCAAAAGCAATGTCTAATGGGTTTCCTATAGCCGCCCTTGTTGGAACAAGAGATCTAATGAAAGAGTTGGAGTTTCTACAAGTTTCTGGGACCTACTTCGGGGAAGTAATATCGATTGCTGCTGCTTTAGATACGATAGAATTCATGGAAAATCATGGTGTAATAGATAAACTATGGAAAGTTGGAAAGCAGTTGAGCCCAACTATTCGTAAGATGATAGATAAATATAATTTAAAGGATATTGTATATCTCAAGGGTGGGGGACCTTGGAGTTCATTTGTTTGGAAAAAAGGAAGAGGGGTTGAGCAACATTATTTTCTTCAGGAGGTTGTTAAAAGAGGAATTTTTTACAACAGAGATCACTTTGCAATGTTTACTCATACAGATAGAGATGTAGAAAAGACTTTGATGGTGTATGAAGAAGTTTTTAGTGAGTTGGATCATATGTCTAAGTCGGGAATTGATATTAAAACGAAGTTAGAAGGACAAGGGGTTAGTAGTGATCTTTTCCCAGTGTAGACCAGCGTTGAAACGCTTACACGACTCCCTCAGGGTTTGGTCCCTCAGGGCTGCTTTGAAAAAGCAAGACTTGTGGGGTTGGTATTTGCTTCTGGAGGACATAGTTCCGGATATTAGTGATCAGTATTCAGGGACTGAACTCAATACTGAATATCTCAAGGTAAATGTAAGAGGAATGCATGCTTTTCAGGTTCTAACCCTATGTAAGGTTCTTGGTATTGGTTTATCAGAGATCTCTTGTTACAACAACGATTTGGGTGGCTTGAAAGGAGATTTAAAGATAGTAGACATTGGGGACTCGTCTGGGACGCATTGCCTTTACACAAAAGGCATTTGTGATAAGATAAATTATCTAAGCATCAATGTTGATGCGAATGCTGTAGAAAAAATAAAAGATAAAGGACTTAAAGCTATTAGATGCTCGGCAGAAACCTTTTCTCGTTCGTTTCCGGAGGAAGAATTTGATATTGTATTACTATTTGAAGTGTTGGAACATTTGGAAAATCCTGTAAAGGTTCTTAAGCAACTGAGTCTTTGTACTGATAAAATTGTTCTTACTGTTCCCTTTGTTAGAAAAAAAAGTAGAGTAGGCCTTCACCATCTTCGTTCGGGGAGAGGGGAAGCTTCTTCTGAGGATATTCATTTGTTTGAGTTGTGTCCAGATGATTGGAAATTATTATTTCAATATTCTGGTTGGAAAGTATTGTATGAAGATATCTACTATCAGTATCCTTTTTTCTTCTTGAAATGGCTTTGGACCTGGAATGACTTTGAAGGATTTTATGGAGCGGTGTTGGTAAAAGATGACAACAGTTAATGAAAGTTGGAGCTTTAGGAGAAGAAGAATTTGTATAGTTTTTCCTTTTAGAATAATTTTTTGGAATACAAAACCAGGGAGATCTACTAGTAAGTTATATGTGTTTAATGAGGACGAGACCCATTTAATGGGGATTGAAGAGGGATTCAACAACACTTTGGATTTTCGTATCTATGTATGCCATTCCCAATTGCCGGAGGTTCCGGAAGGAAGGAGATGTTTACATGTTACGTATGAAGTTGCTATAAATAGATTTCCTTTTCTTTTTCATTCTAGTAAGGAGAGTGGGGAAGAAAATGAGTTAGATTTATTTGTTCGTCCTCTTAGGAAGATAAACATTTGATTTCGTTTACTGAAAGGAGGTAGAAGAATGAATAGTAAAGAGATTGTAGACTATTATGCGGCAGGTAATTCTTGTTTTTGGGTTACAACAAGTGAGCCTCGGAGGGCTACTACTTTAATTAAAACTGCTTTCGATCAGTACAAAGACAAGAAGAAACAGAAGGTGGAGGTTTTCATGTGGGATTGTACGAAAAAGATGTCGGATCCCAATAAGCCTCTTCAAGAACTTGATAACCATAAAGGCAATGCGATACTTTTTCTTAGAAACTATCATTGGTTTGTTACCAAACCATTGTCGATACAGAATATTCAAAACCGAGTAGAGAATTGGAAAGCTAGAGGGAAGGCAGTCATTGTTTTGGCTCCTACTATTAAGATCCCAGCTGAATTAGAAAAGGATTTTATGCCTGTAGAGTTTGATCTTCCTGGTGAGGAGGAGTTAGAAGGAGCAGTGGCTTTTATTGCAAAATCAGCGAAGAAAACAAAACCGGAAGGGATTGAATTAAGAGAACTAGTTAATGCGGCAAAAGGTCTTACGGTTTTAGAAACTGAGAATGCTTTAGCTCTAAGTTTAATCAGAGAGAAGAGATTTGATCCTAACCTAATTGCAAAACAGAAAGCCGCTCTCGTAAAAAGGAATGGATTGTTAGAAGTAGTTGAGACAGAGCAGACTTTCAAGGATATTAGAGGATATGAACAGATTAAAAAGTTTGTTCTTGGTACTATCAACTCACCTTTGGCTAGAGGAATTCTTATTTTAGGTCCGCCAGGTTGTGGGAAGACCTTGTTTATGAAATGTTTAGTGGGGGAAACAGACAAACTAGGACTTATTCTTGACTTTGGTAAGATGTATTCTAAGTTTCAGGGAGAGGCAGATAGCAATGTTAGAAACGCTATCAAAGTTATTAAAGCTGTAGGTACTTGTATTGTAATGGTAGATGAGTTTGAAAAGCAATTCGCAGGAGCCGGATCTACTGGAGAGTTGGATAGTGGGGTGACCCGCAGGATTACAGGAAGATGGTTGGAGTTTATGCAAGAAAGACCCCCAGGAGTGTATATCATTGGTACTTGTAATAGCATAAGTGGTATTCCTCCTGAGTATTTCAGACCAGGGAGGTGGGATACTGCTCCTTTCTTTATTGATTTGCCCACTGATGATGAAAAGATAGACATTTTAAAGTATTGGGCTGAGAAATACGATGTTGGATTGGTATCTGTTAATGGAGGAAGAGAGCTCTATCCTTCTTCGGCTCCGAATATGGTTGATTGGACAGGAGCGGAGATTGAAGCTTGTTGCAGAATAGCTAAAATGATGAACCTGACTTTACATCGAGCAGGGGATTTTATTCTGCCCCAAGCAAAAACAATGAAGGAAGAGATTAAAAGACTCCGTGAGTGGTCAGAAGGGAGAACTATTCCAGCTACTAAAAAGTTACCAAAGATTGAATTGGATGAAGAACTACTAAGAAAGATAAATGTTTAGAGGAGGTGAATATGAGCAAGCAGATCAGAGTTAGGCTTGGGCCAAAAGGAGAAATAAAAGTTCAAGCAGAAGGTTTCAAAGGTGAGAGTTGCGAAGAGGCAACTAAGTTTCTTGAAAAACTCTTTGGTGAGAAGACAGACATGTCTTTTACTGATGAGTATTATGAAGAGGAACTTTCTCAAGAAGTTACTATTGAAGAAGGTGATGGTACCGGAGGTTGGTGCGGGTAGGTGACTACTCCGTCAGCTAAAGCAGACGGCTTCTAAGTTTGTGCTAAGCTCTGTAGCCCCAGAGCTAAAATATTAATGGAGGCGTTGTGATCTCGATCAAGAACAAGACCACAAGAGCAAGAATGTATACGGTCAGACAGCTTTTTCTCGACAAGCTGGCCGCATCTGGAGCACGTCTTGCTCGTATTGCGAGGATCAACAAATGCCACGGTTCTACCAGCCTCTGCCGCTTTGTAGACCGTGAATTGCATGAATTGAGCCCACGCTACATCTCCAATAGATTTTCTAATGCCTTTAAATCCGTTTTCTCGCATATCTTTGACGTTCAGCTTTTCAAAAGCTATGAATTGATATGCGCTTACAAGTTTACGAGAAAGTTTATGCGCAAAATCCTTGCGTTTATTAGTGATTTGGCTGTGAATATGAGTGACTACCTTACGTCGTTTACGTCTTACTGGCGTTCCCTTTTCAGTCCTGCTAAGTTTTTGCTGAGCCTTTGCAAGTTTTTGTTCTTCAATTCGGAAAAATCGGGGATTGTCGATTTTCTCGCCAGTAGAGAGCGTGGCAAAGGACTCAAGACCGACATCGATGCCAACTACGGCATCAACCTTTGGCAAGGGATTTGTCTCGACTTCACACGAAAAGGAAGCCCACCACTTACCAACAGCATCTCTGCGGATAGTCAGGGTTTTAATGGCTCCTTCAATATTTCGATGCTTCCGAATTTTAATAGAACCAATTTTAGAAACTCTGAGTTTGTCGCCAATGACCCTGAAGCCGGATTGCGGAAAGGTGAAGCTATCATATCGGTCAAAACCCCGGAATCTTGGGAAGCCGGGTTTTTCACTAGCCTTAACACGGCGAAAGAACGCCTTAAAGGCCAGATCCATTCGAAGCTGTGCGTTCTGAAGACACTGAGAAAAAGCATTCGTGAGGTCTGGTTTATCTTTTTTCCACTGAACCAAAAGATTGCTAGTATCATACAGCGAGAGGGATTTTTGTTTTTCTTCCCACATCTTTTTTCTGGTCTCAAGCGTTTTATTGTACGTCCATCGACAAGCATCAAGCGAGGCTTGAAGCCTTTTCTTTTGATTGCTGGTCGGATAGAGACGATATTGATATGTTTTACGCATATATACATATTAAAACCTTTATACGTAAAAATCAAGGATTATTTTAATAGGACAGCGATTCATCTGCTACTTAAAAAAGGCAGTCTTCTCACTTTGTATTTTATTATAAAGGCAGGAGTAGAAGGAGGTAGTACATGAGCCACATTTCAACTTTTAAATATAAGATGAAGAATTTGGATGTACTTAAAAGGGTGTGTGAGGTGAAAGGTTATCAGATAAATATGGACCAACACTCTGTAGCCATGTATGAGGGTCAGAGGGTAGAAAACGTTGTTGCGTCTTTTCATCTCCCTGGTTGGCAGTATGATATAGCAGTAGACAATGAGGGAGGAGTTTATTATGATCATTGGGGCAGTAGCGGAGGACAGAATAGTTTTCGTTTACTAGGGAGAACTGTGCAAGCTTACAATGAAGAAGTTATTATGGATGCTGCTATGTCTGAAGGACATTTGAGTTGGATTGAAGATGCAGAAGAAGGATGGAAGGAGGTAATTGTAGAAGTTGCCTAGAAGAGAGCCAACACCAACGAGAAAGATAGATTGCGAATGATAAAATTAGAATGTCCATTTTGTAACAATCCAAGTTCTGAAAAGGAAAGACAATTCTTTAAGGATTTATATGAAGAAGTAGGACAGTCTTCTTCTAAACCTACTCCTACTTTACAGAGATATTCAAATATTCACAAAGAATTTAATCAGTTTCTTATTTTATGTAAACTCAGACACTTTCTTCGAGTTGTAAGACAGAGGAAAGATGATTTACTAGGAGGAAAAGATGCTATATAGTAATACAACAGCTGGAGATTTCTATAGTACACTTATTTCTGATAGAGCAGCAGGACGGAGTTTTCTGGAACTAGAATGGAATTTTCTAGAATCTCCAATGGTTCCGATTTCTGTTAGAATCTCTCAAGTGGAACATGGTTTCCTCCCTCCAACGAGGGATTTTGAGGATTTGGATCCTCTTATTGAGGAATCTCATCCTCTTAAAGTGGAAGAGCCTTCTCTAGGATTGGAGAGAATGGTTGGACAAGATTCTCGTCCTTTGAGAAAGATAAATGTATGATTAGTCTTACAATACAACAGATAATTGAAGTATTTTACTTAGGTTATTGTTCTAATCAACTGTCTGAAGATGATTGGAACACTCTTAAGAAATCTTTTTGCAATAAGATTGATATTTCTATAGAAGAAGCTAAAAAGGAACTACAAGAAAAGGTTTGTTTAAAAATATCTAAAATGAAGCCCTCTGTTGTTGTTTTGCATAGTAGTGGGATTGATTCAACTTTTCTTTTGTTAATGGCAAGACGAGTATTTGAAGATAAGAATATAGAAATTGTGAGTGTTGGTTATACCTTGAATGATATTAAATATGATGAAAGTAGACTATCTGCGGAAATATGTCAAGAGTTAGGTTGTTTAAACAAATGGCATACTACAGTTGTTACTCCAGAGCATGTTAAAGAAGTTTTAGATAAAATAAATGAAGAAACATATGCAAGTTGGTTCTATAGTAGTTCTTTGGTTCCTACTTACTATGCAGTTAAGAAAGCAAAAGAGTATGGAAATTCAATATTAACTGGTGATGGTGGGGACGAGTTGTTTTGTGGGTACGACAGATATCTATTTGCGAACTATTTTGGTAGAATGATAGATCTGCTATCCCCTATTCAGTTGCCGAGGTGGAGTAAAAACGAACGATTATCGAAGATAAATCGATACTTCCTTTCTGGATATGAAGGTACTGTTTGTGTTTGGGATTTCTTAGATGTTTTTCATTTGTTTCCGTCCTTACTCGATGGTGAGGAAATTGCCTTTGATTTGTTTGCCTTTGATTTGTTTGATAGAAGATTTGAAGAGGTATCTTCATTGTCTGGCATTAACTATCTGGATAAGTTAATGTTGTTTGATATTGGTACTGAATTATTTGGTAGAGAACAACAAAAAGTTGAGACTGCTTGTCGAATGGCCGGAATTGATTCTTCCTCTATTTGTTCTCCATTCATGTCTACAAAGATAATGAATTGGTGTGCCTCGTTGCCTATTAGTTACAAATGTAGATGGGGGCTGAGAAGGAAGTACTTACTAAAGACAGTTATAGATAACTATCTCTCTGAATATAGAAAGATTGTTAGTGGAAAGAAGAAAGGATTCGCAGTTCCGATTGGAAAGTGGTTCAGAGAGAATGATGAGTTGAGAAGTTTATTCTATGATGATAGTGAGAAGAAGTTAGTAAAACGAGTTATTACTGAACATATGCAAAGTAAAAGAGATCATTCAGAGCGGTTGTGGTCGATGTTGATATATTATGAGTTGAGTAGAAAAGGTTGTATTCAAGCGAAGAAAGGAAGTTGAATGGAGTATTTATCTCTTTTCGTAGTATTGTTTGTAGTTAGTATAATACTTACATATGTAATAAAAACCATAGATATCTATGAAAGACCTGTTAACAACAGATGGAGTTATAAACTAGTCCCAAGTCTTGGTGGATTGGTTTTTCTATTGGGATCTTTCTATATATTTAGAGAAACAAATGTTGTCGTTGCTTCTTTGTGGGTACTTCTTTTTGTGGTGAGCCTCTTAGATGATCTATGTGAATTTGCTCCGATATACAGATTGGTCGTTCATATAAGTTGTGGATTGGGAATATTTTTTGTTTATCTTGTGGAAAGCAGTAGTTGGATTGTAGGAGGATTTAGTATAGTCTTTGTAGTTATGTTGATAAATGCTATGAATTTTATTGACAATATGGATGGTCTTGGCGCTGGAACAGCATTTATAGCAAGCTTATTCTTGTTAGCTTTGTATAGAGATCCGAGAATTCTATTTTTAACAGTAGTTTTATCAGGGTTCCTTATTTTCAATCTCCCTCCTGCTAAGATTTATATGGGAGATTGTGGAAGCACAGTAATAGGATTTATACTGGCTTGGTATTGTTTGTGTCATGATCAGATATATTGGATGAAAAACTTTTTTATCTTAGTTGTTCCATTGGTAGATATTACTTTTGTAACTATTACAAGGGTTATAAGAAAACAGAAACCATGGATTGGTGATACTACCCATTTGTCTCATAGATTGTCAAGAATGTTTAACTCAGATAGGAAAGCAATTGGTATCTTGTATGGAGTTGGGCTTATAGGTGGAGTAATTGGATTGTTAGTATAAAGAAAGAGGAATATTTATAAGAAATCAGCGAGAAGACTATCTCTTTTTTAGCTGACGGAGTAGTCACAACAGGAGGAAACGAGAAATGCCAAGACGAAGAGGAACATATAGACTGATGTGCCAGACGGCTAGCTTGCTGTGGGAGCCGAAGGTGGGAGATAGAATAGACAAAGGGACAATTGTTGAGATATTCATTCCGAAAAGAGGTCCAAAACCACCAGAGCCTCTTTATATTACTGTAGATGGAAAAGAATGGTTCAAGGAAGAACTTGCCCCCCTTTTTTCCATTGAGCAGTTGATGGAGATGTTGCCAGAGGGATGGGTGTACGAATTGAGTAATGAATTCGGTCATGAGTGTGCAGTATGGTTCAGAGAACATAAACGAGAAATAGAAAGATTCACAGGCGACACTTTCCAACAAG